ATGATAAATAAAAAAGGTGTGGCATTGGTAATTGCCAATTCTGCGTACATTACGCAGCCTAAATTGAAGTCATGTAAGAAAGACGGAGAGGATATGCGCGGTGCCCTAGAACGGTTGAATTTCGATGTCTTTTTTGCAGAAAATCAAAATAGAGCGGAATTGTTCAATATTATTTCTGAATTTCTTAAGAATGCAGACCTATATTCGACAGTGTTGCTTTATTATACGGGACATGGTGTACAAATAGATGGAGAGAATTATTTTGTTCCTATTGACTGTACATATAATCCAATTAAAGCAATTTTTGTGGCAACGCAACTTGTGGGAATGAGAGTTGTACAAGATTATATGGATGCTCATCCGGAAAAGAACAATATTATGATTTTGGATGCGTGTCGTTCTGAGCCGGGTTTTGCTCGTGATATTGTTGGAACGGGACTGGCAGAAATGAAAGCAGGTAGTGGAACGTTTGTTGCTTTTGCAACAGCTCCCAATAAAACCGCTGGTTGTGCGGCTGATGAAAATGGAAACGGATTCTATACAGAATGCTTATTGCGTCATATCGAGCAGCCGAACATAAAAATAGAAGATATGTTTAAAGAAGTAAGGAAAGATGTAATTGCTCTAACAAAAGGTGCTCAAATACCATGGGAAAATACATCTCTAAAAAATGATTTCTATTTTAATATAATGACAAGAGATCAGATCGATGACTGGATTTATAAAACTGTGAGAAATGCATATTCTGCAGAGACTTTAATTGATTTGAGTATTAAAATCAACTGTAGTATCTCCGATGTTATGAGAATATATAATAGACAAAAAAGTGAAAAACCTGGTGGAATATACTTTAATAGCGATGATGAGTTTGAAAAGTTTATTTTGAGACAGGTGTTGGATTTAGGCTTTACATTTGATGATTATAGATGGAAGTATAAAGGAAATCCGGTAGTAATGGGAGAATTTTATCACACATCAAGTTTTGCATCAAAGAGTTAAGAAATTATACGAGTTGGCAGGAAAGGATAAGGAGACGTAATATGGATCAAGAATTATTCAACCCACAGTCTTCTTCCGTAAGTTCCTCCCGAATCATTTACACCCCGTCAACCTTTGCCCGGACATCCTTGCTCCATCTGCAGGAGGTCGGTTCTTTGCAGGCTGTTCACCCACATGTATCCCAGAGAGAGGATTTAGTATCGTTCCTTTGCTTCATCGTTCTGTCTGGCGAAGGAGAACTTTCCTATGAGGAGCAGACATACCAGCTAGGCCAGGGAGACTGCGTGTTCATCGACTGCCGAAAAGCGTACAGTCATTCAACCTCCGACAATCTCTGGTCGCTCCAATGGTGTCACTTTTATGCACCATCCCTTCCGGCTGTGTATGAGAAGTACAAAGAGCGTGGCGGTCGGCCAGTGTGCCATCCAGATGATCTAGCTTCTTTTACATCAATCCTGACAGACCTTTATGACCTCGCTTCTTCGTCTGATTACATACGAGATATGCGAATCAATGAGAAGCTTGGAACTTTGCTCACATTGCTGATGGAGCAGTCCTGGCATCCAGAGAGTGTGACGGTGAGCCGAAAGAGAATGGAACTGGCGGCTGTAAAGGAGTATCTGGACGAGCATTATACGGAGAAGCTTACATTGGATGATTTGGCAGAGAAGTTCTTTATTAACAAGTTCTATCTGTCCAAAATCTTCAAAGAGACTTACGGAACAACGGTCAACAACTATCTGATCTCAAAGCGGATCACCAGAGCCAAGCAGCTGCTTCGCTTCACAGATATGACTGTGGATGAGATCGGCGTTGGCGTTGGCATGGGAGATGCAAACTACTTTAGCCGGATGTTCCGCAAGGTGGAAGGTATCAGTCCAAGGGAGTACAGAAAGCAATGGTGAACACAGGGGTTTTCCTAAAAAACATATAGTTTGAAACGAAAATAAAAGGAGAAGTGTACATGGATACGAAGCCAATAATACTCACAGCCCCGGCCTTTGAAGACTTCAGAGGATATCTTGCTGTGCCATACGACAAATCGGTGGATTTCACAATCTGTCAGATTAACCAGGGATACAGCAGGAAAGCGTTCACATTGCGTGGCTTGCACTTTCAGGAAGGGGAACACGCCCAAGCGAAGCTGGTGTCTTGCCTACATGGTTCGATCTTCAATGTGGCTGTGGATCTGCGCCCAGGAGAAACCTTCAGTCATGCTTACAGTGCGGTGCTGTCTTTTGAAAATCGAAAGCAGATGCTAATTCCCAGAGGTTTTGCGCATGGATACCTGACGCTGGAAGATGATACCTTGATGCAGTGGTGTGTGGATAATGATTTCTGCGGTGAAGCTGCCAAGGCTGTGCGGTATGATTCGGATTTTGTCTGGGAAGGTGAGTCGTGGCCGGAAGCTGAGTATATAATATCGGAAAAAGATCGGAATGCTGTGAGATTGGAGAATTTTTGTGGGAGATAAAAGACCATATAAACCAAGAAAACCCGGTGCTGGCCGGAAACCGTTGAAGCCGAACTATGATGCGGCAGCTATCCTGCAGGAGCAGATGGAAGCGGCTGTGGCTCTCTATACAAATAATTCCCTTCAGACAATCGCAGACACACTATCTCTCAATCCCATCAAGGTGCGGAAACTATTGATCACGGCCGGTGTTTATGAATCGGAAATTGCAAATGTGGTGAACGCTTCTTTTGAGGAAAAACAGGGGATGTCTTATAAAGAAGCATTGGAAGCGGTGGCTGCAGAACTGAATTTGTCAAAAGCATCTGTGACTTCTTACTTACCTTATAAGAAAGGCGTGTATTTCAGAGAAAACTGTGAGAGGGAGCAGATCAGCGTTGTGGCAGAGGGACTTCGACGAATGCGGCAGAGGCAGAAAGCAGTTGAAGAGTTAAAGCGTAGTCATGATGAGCAGCACCTCTGGAAGTGTATCGTTGCTTTTCAAGGATACCGGTTCAAGACGATATCTGGATTGCCGTTTTCCTATAAGATCAAGACCGGGCGGAATGGGGAACTGACCAAGGAACTGTGGATCGATCGTCGAGAAAGCAGTAAGAGCCTGACGTGGAGTTCGGTACTGCTGGCACTGGGGAATATAAAAGGAGAAGTGGTAGATCGCCCGAAAGCTCTGGGCGATATCCGGGGCGTAACTTATATATTCGGAATGTTCTACCGGTTCGGCCTGATCGATGTGCCAGACGAAGTGAAGGAGAAGATGAAGCACCCAAAGCAAAATACTGGTAAGCAATGAAAAATTCAGTTGCTATGTATAGAACTGTGAGGTAATATCCATCCTAACCAGGGGCAGAATGTATTGCTCACGGTTAGGAAGGTAGGTAGCATTATAGAAAAACTGAAAGAGATGCTAGAGGAATACTTAAAGAAAACGAAACCGAAGTATTATCCGCCAGTGGAGAACTTGCTGGATCTGGTGTATGAGCATTACACAGAAAATAACAGCATTGCACCGGAGAATACAGTGGCCGGGAAAGCCGCAAAGGAAAAAGAAAAGGAACTGGAAACATGGCTTCGAGACTTGCCGAGGATGGATGAGATGGTTGAGGACTACGGAATAGACATTCCGCTTTGGGAAAAAATCATGGACCAGCAAGGCAGTGTGTGCTGTGCATGGGAGAAGACTGCTTTTGAGGAAGGCATGAAAGTCGGAATCAGGCTTATGATGGAAGCAATGAAGTAAGTGCGATCCATTCCATATAGTTTGTAATGGAAATAAAAATCCCTCACTGCGGTGTATGTACACAGTGAGGGTGATGTTCGTATATAATTACTTTTCTTCAGCTTTTTTCTTCTTCGGAGCAATTTTATGACCGGAGTAGATTGCCATGCCCATGCAGATCAGGGAGCCGTAGGCAAAATATTTGTGAGCCTGCCGCAGTTTTTTGCAACCTGTGTAGAAACAGCCTGTCATGCAAGCGAGTGCTCCGAGTGACCAATATTTATGTGCTTTCATTATGTGTGTTCTCCTTTCAGTCGTTATCTTCTGCCCGAATTCTGAGCAGTTCTTTTACTTCGGTATCTGTTGCCTGCCGTACTGCTGCGTGATCGTTATATTCTATTGCGCCGCAATCAGGGCAACGGTCAGGGAACTTCTCGGCAGAGAAACAGTAGTGGCAGGTATCGCAGTAATAGTAGTTCACCTCATTTCACCTCGCTATTCTTCATGGAGTCTTTCAGAAAATCATTGTGGAGTTCAGGAAGAACTGGCAGCTGATATCCTTTTGCCGCGAGGATGTTCAGCTTAAAATCTACGAAGTGTTTTTCAATTTCGATTTTCTGGGCAATCTCAGCCGGGGTGAGTACATCACCGTGTGTATACAGGAATTCCTGTAAAAGTTCCTGATACTTCATCGCCCGGTAAGCTGCAGATGCGTGGGATGGCATATTTGTCTCCAGATGAATCCGGTCGGCATTGAATTCGTAATAGCCAATCGGTTTAAGAATATCATCGTCCGACAGAAGCAGTTCGGAAGCAAAGATATTTGCTCGTCTTTCTGCCTTGGAGTTGTCCAGACTATAAAAATAGGTGTCTTGAAATGCCTGGCCGGAGCTGGCATGCTTCCGGTCAAACAGTGCGTGTCCCAGTTCATGAGCCAGAGCAGATATACGCTGGGCAGCTGTACAATTCGGATTGATGCCGATATATTCGCAGTTCAGCAGGACGGTATAGTAACCCAGAAGGTCGTGGCAAAAACGGATGTCTTTCAATTTGATAGCCCGTTGTGAGATGATTTCTTCTGGATTCCGGGTCTTATAGCGGCGAACCACAGCATCGGCGGTATCAATTATGCGTGTGTTCAAAGTAGACTCCTTTCCTCCGGAGTAAATGTGACTCTTTACCGCAGATATTTTTTTGGAGTAAATTTCTTCGCATCAGCTTTTGCATCGAGGAAAAGTGCTTCCATTTCTTTGATAAATGCCGCTTGATCTTCTTCGGACAGTTCACCGCCTGCAAATAGAGCTGTGGTCTGTTCTTTTATTTTCTTTGCCTGTGCAACACCACGGGAGCCATACTTTTTTCGTACATCTGCATAGAAGAGGTCATCGTTGAGTTCTTGCTGGAAAGTGGCCTCATCCATAAAATAATCAGTGGTGACTCCAAGAGCTGCGGCAATCTTCTGGATTGCATCTACGCTTGGTTCACGCTGGTTGGATTCAATATAGCGGATCGCACGGTCTGACATAGAAGCCCGACGTGCCAGTTCAGCCATACTCATGTGCTGGGCGGTGCGGAGGGCTTTTATTTTATCTCCGTTGGTTGCGTCAGGAGCCAGAGTAGTGGCGGCTTCTGCCTTGGCATCCTGTGTGTTAAGTGGACTGGTTTCAAAGTTTGTTTCTTTTTTCATGTCATGCCTCCATGTGGGATAACCTGTTGTCTGTTGGAGGGAAAGCACCAACATTTACAACATAATTTTGTAAAGCTACTTGACAAGGAACAACTGTTCCTATATACTAAGAACAAAGGTTCGGGAACTCATGTTCCTATAATACAATAGAAGGTTGTAGAAGTCAAGAGGTGATTTTGGAAGTAATTCGTTGAAATGTATGGTGAAAAGGGTACACTAAAAACATTTCAAAAATTAAATTGGAAATGTATTGACTTATACTACGATAGATGATAGTATATGTACATGAAAAACATTTCAAATGTATAAAACGAAATGGCGGTGAAAGTATGAATGTTGAATTTGGAGATTTGATGGGAATGAGCATGGTCGGAAGCATCATGTCCAGACTGCAGATAAAAGAGGATGACAGGATAAAGGGAATCAAAGCTGAAAAAGTTACCGTTCTGGTACCGAAAGCAATTTCTAATGGTAGTGTAAACCATCAAGAGTTGACAGAGTACGAGGTAAAGGAAGGAAGTGGACAATCACGGCTGACTGTTGTCGATGATATTGTTATAAAGCTGACAACACCTTATAGCTGTGCGCTGATTACGGAAGAAGATGAGGATTTGGTTGTTCCGTCCTATTGTATGATATGCAGAGATTTTGATACGCAAGAAGTGGATTTAGACTATCTGGTTGGCTATCTGAATACTGAATATGCACGACAACTTCTTACGGCTGGGGTTGCTGCAACAACCAATTCGATGTTAAAGCCTAAAGATGTACATCGACTTCCAGTACCAATGCTTCCAATAGAGGAACAGAGATTGCTTGGGAGACTTTATAGGCTGAGTTCTGAGAAACAGTTGGTGTTGAAGCAGATGCTTACGAATGAAGAAGCGATGGCAGATAATCTTATAACATCAGCGATTTTGGGGGTGATGAAGGATGAATGATATAAAGTTGGTTGAAAGTAACGAACAGCCGATGAAAAATCATTTGCTATCGAGTCATGAAAGGATTCGATCAATATATTGGGCAATAGAATTAGAACTACGAGGCTGGGATATTAGAAGTGCTTTTGTAGGGGGAACGGTATCTGCTATCGTGTATGTGACTTTTCTAAAATACATCTCAGACAGAAGAGATCAGTTAGGACTACAAGTTTCAGACTTGTATAGATATGATGCCTTGCTTAATCTATATCCAAATGTGGTTAACCAGCAAGAATTGTGCGAATACCTGGATGATGTGGAAAGACAACTGGGGCTTTCTCAGCGGCTGCTCCAAAATTTTGTGCTGGACATAAAAAGCCCTAATTTAGATACAAAATTTTTGAATGCTTTACACATTGCAAATGAATTGGACTTTAGAAGTAATGATATAGCACAAATTGAAATCGAAGAGCTTGTTCGTATTGTGGAAAAGGTGATTGAATCAGAAGGGAAGGTAAGTGGGCTTGTATATACGCCTTGGGCTATTTCGACTTTAATGAGCGAAATCTGTCAGATTAAAGATGGAATGTCCGTATATGATCCGTGCGCTGGTTGTGGACTTTCTCTTATTCAAGCAATAAGAGGGAAAGACGTTAGCGTATTTGCACAGGAACAAAATATGCACATTGCTGCAATTCTTGAAATGCTACTTATTATGACTGGTGTGCGTAAGGGAGCAGTCCGGTGCGATGATTCGATTTGGCATCCATTAACGCAGACTTTCAATCAGAAGTTTGATTGTGTTATCAGTGAGCCGCCTTATATGAGGCCAGAAACATCCTATAGAATGTCGATTGATAAAAATCTGATTGGTCAAGTCTTATACTATCCGGACCAGAAGATTGAGGATACGTGGATTTTTATTAGACATATAGTGGCGTCTCTTAAAGAGAATGGCAAAGCAGCGGTACTAGTGCCAATGTCAATGCTAACTCGTGAAGGATCAGCTGCTGTCAGTAGGAAGAAACTGATAGCAGATGGTTATATAGATAGTGTTATTGAACTTCCGGCAAACGCATTCTCAAATCGGAATATGAAAACATCAATTCTAATTTTGCGTAAAGAAAGGCCGATTCATAATATATATATGCTGGATCTGTCGAGAGGCTTATGGGACGAAAAGTGTAAGACTGGAAAAGATGGAATTGCCGAAATTACAGAGATGGTGCTTAATCGTAAAATAGTTACGGGTGCGTCAGATATAGTAGAAACGGAAGAAATTGTTCAAAACGCTTATCAGTTAGGAGTTTCTCGTTATGTGCCGCAGGAAATTGATGTGGAACAGTTTTTAGCAGATTCCGTAAAGCTGTATCGGACGGCAGATAAGCTGGAAGCAAAGTTTGAAAGATTATGCAGAGAGTTTAAAGAAGCAATGGATGATTATAATGGATATTGCAATGAAAGAAAGTCGAAATGAAGGAGGAAACCGTATGGAGAATGAAATCTATCCAATTATGACAGAGGATGGAAAAATGTTTTGCAAGTGTCGTAATGATGGAACAACAGTTGAACTGATTGGAAAAAACTGCTCGATGTCTATACAGGAACTTGTATCAAAGGCTTCAAATCCGAAAATGGCACAGCAGCGCCGGTTTAAGCGGAAAAATAGAACGACAAAACAAATTTAAGAAAAAAATGCTAGGCAACCCTGCGATATGGCCACAGTGTGCAAGCGGATTATTTCCCCCGAAGCATTGGACTGTGCGGTTATAGAACCTAATCATATCGACAAATCAGAGGAAGTCAGTAGAACAAATACGAATAATTTCTTACTCTAGAGCGAACCGAGTGGGATGGAATCCACTAAGAGAAAAGCCGGGGTAGATAAAAGTTTTATGGTATAGCCTGTACTCAAATTATTTTGAGTCTTGCAGACAGGAACTTTTATCTTCCTCGGCTTTTTTTGTTGGTATCAGCATAGACAAAATATTTTAGCATAATCGTTAATATACTTAAATATAACAAAAACATACAGAAAAATATATATTTCGGCGCGAAAAACGCAATCTGTTTCGATGTCGAAAAAGACACAAACAGGATATTATAAAGTAGGGAACTACACAGGAGAGGAGGTGGATTGAGTGACCGAGGAAGAAAAGCGGTTCCATGAAAAAATGGCTGACCGACTAATTGAAACACGAGAAGCAGCGGGAATGACGCAGGAGAAACTGGCCGAAAAAGTCGGCCTCCAAAGCAACTCAATCCACCGATATGAAGCCGCAGAGCGAAAAATCAACCTTTTTACAGCTGTAAAGATGGCCGACGCTCTTAATACAACAGTGGACAAGCTGGTTCCGGAGGAGTACATACACAAAACTGAAAAGACGGATATTGAGAGAGAAGCAGAGGATGTATTCCACCAGCTATCACCAGAAGAACAAAAAATGCTCCTTCGACAGATGAAGGGGCTGCTGGCAGTACCAGCATGAACCGTGCAGTAGAAGGTTACTGTGCGGTTTTTATTTTGTCATTGGCGGTCCTCCATGCCAATTATTTTTGAATTTCTACCAAATGGTAGAGCGGGAAACATATCTTCAACAGTCTGGTTGAGGAAAGCCGTTGGTCATTTTGTTATCATGTAATCAGTCCAAGGGACAAGCCCACAGAGTCAAATGAAAGCATCTGTCGGCAAGCCCCGGACAAATAAAAAAATATCGTAAGCCCGATTCTAGAGCAGGCGAAGGATACCATAGCAGAACTTCACAGAACAGCGATTTATTTGCTGGCTGTGGAGGTGTGCGGTTGGGATTATTCCTGCTGTCTCTGGAATCGGGCTTTTTTGTTTTATGCTCCTGCCAGATAGATCAGTGCCTCATCAGCATCCTGCTTTGGTATCTTTCCCTTTCAGAGTCCGGGGGAAAGGACAAAACAATGATGATGAACATGATGACTGGAGCAGTTGCAATCAATGGTGGCGTTGGTGTGATGGAGGTCCGCCAGCCGCAGGTAATGGAGAAAGCGGTACAGGACGCAGGACATATCGCCGCCGATATCGCGGAGAACGCACACATTACCTTACATGAACTGAAGGAAAAGATCGATGCAGTGGTGGAGAAAAAGCTGCCGAGTTTCAAGGCCCTCATGGAAATGAATCCGATGGCTGTAGCCCGGACGACTGTGAATGATGCTTCTCTGACTGTTTACCAGAACGGCTATGCAGTTTACGAGATGGACGGCGCACACACGGTCATGGCAGTGGAGCGCTGCGGGGATTACCGCTATGACTTCACGGACGATACATATCAGGTAGTGCCGGCTGAGACTTTTGAGGAGACTGAGTGGAGCGTACGTCTGCTCATGGAAGGGGAACGCCGGATGGAGCACAATCGGAATAATCGTACTGCTGAGACTGAAAATGTGTCCCTGGAATGCGATGGCTCCGACTGGTCCGCAGCAGTTATGGTGGATTTTTTGGATGAGGATAATGCCGAGATGTTGGCAGATCAGGAACTTCGCCGTCTGTATGCAGCCATGAGTAAGCTGACCGAGCGTCAGACGGAAATCCTTCAGCTTTATTTTTATAAAGGTATGAACCAATACGAGATTGCAGAGGAACTTGGCATCTGCCAGCAGTCGGTTAACCGGATCATGAATCAGGCAGTAAAAAGGCTGAGAAAAAATTTCTAAAAAAGTTTTTAGAAAAGTGTCTGTTAAAAGGCTCAAAAAGATGTTCATAGTGAGAGGGTTACTTCTCAAGTACATGAACAGGAGGTCAGAACTTATGAGTGCAGTAAGCATGAATGAAGCTGCAAAGAAAACTGCCCAGTTAGAAAATGCGAAGGAGGCCCGTCCACCCGGCGGTGCACCGCAGGAAGAACACCTGCCAAGAAAAATCTTCGTCTGCTCACCGTACCGTCCTACTTCACAGGACGAGAAGTGCAGAAAAGATGAACTGGAAGCAAACATCCGCAGAGCGAAGATGGCCTGTCGGATTCTTTCCACACTGGGCTTTCTGCCACTGGCACCGCACCTGTATTTTACCCAGTTCTTAAAGGATGAGGAGAAGCAGGAACGAAATACCGGCATTCAGCTTGGAATGCAATGGCTGGAGGAGGCAGATGAACTCTGGGTGTTTGGGAGTACCGTGTCGGAGGGCATGGCTGCCGAGATCAAGAGAGCCCATGAGTTGCAGAAAAAGGTCCGGAATCTCCCGGAACCGGGGCGTGTGGTTGAACTGCTTTTGAAAAACATTTCAGAACAGTACCATGTGCCGTTGAATGATAAGAAAACAGAGGGGCAGCAGGAAGCTGCAGAAAGTGAGGAAGACAATGGAGAATAAGAACGAGAAGAGCATGACTCTGGAGGAAATGATCAGCGAGATGCTGAAGGATGCCAAGGTGGTAAAGGTTCCGCTTCCTGCCAAGGCAGAGGAAAAAACGGAAGCGCAGAAGCAGGACAAGCCGATGCCGGCACGCCCGTCTGGTGTTCCGTTCCTTTCGCTCAGCATCAAGAACCTGCATGTCCACATGGATGAGCGCATGACCTCTTACAACTACGGCTTCGGTCAGGAGCCGGATGCTGAGGCAGACGACCCGGCAGAGGACATTGACTTCGATGAGATGCTGGATCGCATCCACAAGGAAACCGGTCTGTGTGAGAAGGTCATTCTGGCAGTTCTGAAGGCACAGGCCGATTATCTGGATGACCTGTGGGGTGATGAGGAAGAAGCCGGAGAGGAGGAAAACGCATGATGGACGAACTGAATGCATTGAACGCTCCGAAGAAAGTCGTGGATGGTTTGGTCGAGGTCTTTGATGGCCTGGCACAGATGTTTGCGGGTGTATCCGAGCAGCTGGATATGCTGGCAGCAGATGCAAAGACGGAGGATGAGCCGGAGCTTCCGGTGGCAGAACAGCCGGTACTGCCCGTAACAGAAAAGAAAGGCCCGGCTGCTGTGCATCCCCGTAAGAAGCCGGTCAAGAAAACCAAAAAGGTGGAAGAGACGGCTCCTTCGGCTACCGAGGAAGCTGCAGAGGTGCCTGTGGTAGAAGACCCTGACGAGGCAGAGGAAGCAGTGAACTCCGAGAGTTCAGAATCTACAGAAGGTGAGCATCCGGTGGATGATGCGGATGCGCTGCCGTGGGAAGAAGATACCGGCCAAAAAGAAGTACCGTCCGATAAAACCACCGGCAAGGACACACCTGCTGCCAAAGAGGAAACGCAGTCAGCAGTGACAATCACCAAGGATGAAATCACGGCGGTCATTGTCGCCAAGATCAAGAAGAAGCGTGATAACAACGAGAAGATCGGTCAGCTTCTGAAGACCTACGGTGTGGCCCAGCTGTCTGACCTGCCTGCAGAGAAGTACGAAGCATTTCTGGCAGATGTTTCCCAGATTTAAGGGAGGTCATCATGCCGGAAGTACATGCAATCCTTTCTGCATCCAGCTCGAAGAGGTGGTTGAACTGCACGCCATCTGCAAGGCTGGAGCAGAACTTTCCAAATGAATCCTCGGTGTACGCCGAGGAGGGAACTGCCGCCCATGCGCTGGGCGAATACAAGCTGCGGAAATATCTGCATGAACGGGTGAAGCGCCCAACCTCTGAATATGAGGATGAGGAGATGGAAGCGAACACTGATATCTATGCGGAGTTCATCATTTCCACAGTGGAGCGCATCAAGGAGACCTGTCCGCATCCGCTGGTCATGGTGGAGGAGCGGCTGGATTACAGTTATCTTGTTCCATCCGGCTTTGGTACCGGCGACTGCGTGATCATCGCAGACGGTACGCTTTATGTCATGGACTACAAGAACGGCAAGGGCGTGTTCGTAAACTGTGACCATAATCCGCAGATGATGCTGTACGCCCTGGGTGCTTACCACGCCTACGGATATCTGTACAGCATCAAAAAGGTGTCCATGACCATTATCCAGCCGAGACTGGAAAATATCTCAACGTTTGAATGCAGTGTGGAGGAACTGCTGGACTGGGCAGAGACCTATGTCAGACCGAGGGCAAAGCTGGCCTTTGAAGGAAAAGGCGAGCAGGTTCCCGGGGACTGGTGCCGGTTCTGTCGTGCCAGAACTTCCTGCAAAGCCTGCACCGATGAAGCAATGGCTCTGGTGAAAGAAGAGTTTCTGGATCTGGATGCCGGTGTGCTGGAGGATGAAACTGAGGAAACGGATGCGACGGCATCCTTTGACCCGGACACCTCCGTGCCGACCTTCAAATCCCCGGCACTGCTTTCCAAGACAGACATTGAGAAAATGCTGCCGACCCTGAACCGTATCGAGTCTTGGATCGAAGCGATCTTTGCCTATGTCAGCTCGGAGGCCATCAATCATGGTGTCAGCTGGGATGGGTATAAGGTGGTCGAGGGCCGGAGCAAGAGGCAGTTCCTTGATACGAAATCGGTGGTAGCTGCTGCAGAGAAGGCCGGATACACCGATATTTATAAGACGGAGCTGATCTCCCTGACAGCCTTTGAAAAGCTCATGGGGAAGAAAAAGTTCCAGGAGATTCTGGGAGAGTATGTGGTCAAGCCGCCCGGTAAGCTGGCACTTGTCCCGGATTCGGACCCCAGAGAAGCAGTCGATCTGCAGACTGCGGAAGATGAATTTACTGTCCTCGACTGAGGGCAGCAGCAATACACAAAAACAGATTGATGGAGGATTTTTATTATGGCTAACAAGATTTCCAGTGCAACTAAGGTCGTGATTCCGTGCCGTATCTCTTTTGCAAACATTTTTGAAGCAAAGAGCATCAACGGTGGTGAGGCTAAGTATTCCGTTTCCTGCCTGATCCCGAAGGAGGACAAGAAGACCCTGCTGGCGATCCACAAGGCAGTGGAGGCCGCCAAGGAGGATGGCAAGACCCGTAAGTGGGGCGGTAAGATCCCGCCGAACCTGAAGCTGCCTCTGCGTGACGGCGATATCGACCGCCCGGACGACGAGAACTACCAGGAGCATTTCTTTGTGAATGCCTCCAGCAAGGATGCACCGCAGGTCGTGGACCGTCATGTCCAGCCTGTGACAGACCCGATGATGGTCTACTCCGGCTGCTACTGCAACGTCAGCGTGAACTTCTACGCTTTTAACGCCAACGGCAACCGCGGTGTGGCCGCTGGTTTGGGGAATGTGCAGTTCGTCAAGGATGGTGACCGTCTGTCCGGCAAGGCATCGGCAGAGTCTGATTTTGACGCGCTGGACGATGAGGATGTTCTGGGCGGCGATGCCGGTGAGGAACTGCCGGATTACCTTCGCTAAGAGAAACACAGATAAGTAACCGTGCCGGGGGATGCCAGGGTGTCCTCCGGCTTTTTACATCGAATAGAGGTGAGATATTTGAAAGAAACGCTGATCGATATTGAGACCTACAGCGAGGTGGATATCGGAAAATGCGGCCTGTACCGCTATGCCACAGATCCAAGCTTTGAGATCCTGTTGGTAGCCTGGGCTACCGATGAAGGGGATGGTTTTGGCGAGACCAGATGTGCAGATCTTGCATCAGGAGAACCGCTCCCCAAAGAACTGCTGGAGGATTTCCAGTCTGGAAACGTGCGCCTGATCGCCCATAATGCTTCCTTTGAGCGGGTCTGTTTTTCTGTGCATATGCAAAGACATCTGCCGGGACAGTATCTGAAACCCGGGGAGTTCCTTTCTCCGGACAGCTGGATCTGTACGATGGTTATGGCGGCATCGCTGACTCTGCCAATGGCCCTAAAGGATGTTGGCACTGTGCTGAAGACCAGCCAGCAGAAAGATAAGGAAGGCGAGCGGCTGATCAAGCTGTTTTCCATGCCCTGTAAGCCAACGAAGAGTAATGGGATGCGTACCCGGAATCTTCCGGAGCATTACCCTGCAGATTGGGAGAAGTTTAAGTATTACTGCATTCAGGATGTCAACACTGAGGTGGACATTTATAAGAGGCTGAAGAAATTCCCGATGCCGGAGCAGGAATGGAAACATTACCGGGTCAATGAACGTATCAATGACCGGGGCGTAAAGATCGACACGGAGCTGGTGCAGCAGGCCATTGCCTGTGATCTGATGCTCTCGGACGCCATGAGTAAGAAAGCCTACGAACTGACAGGGCTTGAGAATCCCAACTCTGTGTCACAGCTGAAGTCATGGCTGGATGAGCGTGGCATTCCGATGGACACGCTCGGAAAAAAGGATGTAGCACAGATGATCGATGAACTGGACAAAAACGGAGTGGATGCTGAGGCAATGGATATGCTGAAGCTCCGGCTTCAGATGGCGAAAAGTTCTGTGAAGAAATACCAGGCGGCAGAACGCTGTGTCTGCTCAGATGGCAGAGCCAGAGGGCTGTTCCAGTTCTATGGGGCCAGCCGCACAGGTCGGTATTCCGGCCGGAATATCCAGTTGCAGAATCTGCCGCAGAACCATATTTCCACGCTGGATGAGGCGAGGGAACTGGTGAAGCTGGGGTGCTTTGATATGGTCGAGACCATCTACGGAAACACCCCGGATGTGCTCTCTCAGTTGATCCGAACCATGCTGATTCCAAAAGAAGGCTGTGAGTTTATCGTGGCTGACTTCTCTGCCATCGAAGCCCGTGTGCTTGCATGGGAAGCCGGAGAGGACTGGCGGCTGGAAGCCTTTCTGGAAGGGAAGGACATCTACTGTGCCTCTGCCAGCCAGATGTTCCATGTGCCGGTGGTGAAGCACGGCATCAACGGGGAACTTCGGCAGAAAGGAAAGGTGGCAGAGCTGGCCTGCGGCTATGGCGGTTCTTCCGGCGCACTCATCAGTATGGGTGCTCTGCAGATGGGTCTGAAAGAAGAGGAACTGCCGGAGATCATCGATTCTTGGCGGGAAGCCAATCCGAAGATCGTCCAGTATTGGTGGGATGTGGAAAAGGCGGCAACGCAGGCATTCAAGACTGGAAAGCGACAGGAGATCGGCAAGCTGGCGTTCGAGTTTTATTCCGGTACGCTTTGGATGCTGCTTCCTTCTGGAAGAAAGCTGGCGTATCTGAAGCCGAGATTGCAGCCGAACCGCTTCGGAAGGATGAGCCTGACCTATGAAGGAGTGGGACAGAACCACAAATGGGCCAGACAGGAAACCTACTCCGGCCGGCTGGTGGAGAATGCGACACAGGCGATTGCCCGTGATATTCTGGCAGAAGCAATGGCCCGTATGGAAGGCTATGGCCTGAATATCGTAGGTCACGTTCACGATGAAGTCATCATAGAAGCGTCCAAGGATCGATACACAGTGGATGAGGTCTGCAAGCTGATGTCCGTTAACCCGGAGTGGTGCAAAGACCTTCCTCTGAATGCTGCCGGATATAAGGGCAGCTACTACTTTAAGGATTAAAGGGGGGAGCGAGATGCCTCACGTTCTAAAAATGAAAGACGGGAAACTCCTGACACCCTTTGGCATCCGGGATCTGCTGGATGCGGTGCAGGACTATACCGGCGAGGAACTCCGCCGGGAAATCGAAAGCTATATCGATACAAACGTGGAGGATATTGGCGACTATGAAAAGGAGTATGACCGCATGGAGCAGGACAATGAACGTCTTGCTGACCATCAACGGTCGGTTCTCTGTGACATCCGGGATGAGGTGGATGCTCTGGATACACTCCTGCAGGACACCCGGCTGAACCGCCGCAGGATGCAGGGGGCAGTCCGGATCATCCAGCAGATGATCAACCGGGAACTGTAAGCACTTAAAACGATAAGCACGGTGCCCTTGCCATAAGGACGCAGACGCATAAACAGGCGTATAAATATGCGCCGCAAAAATGAAAGGATAAAAGCTATGAAAACAGGAAGAAATTTGCAGGAAGTCCTGGTCGAACTGAACCGGCAGAACCAGGCAAAGCAGGATTTCATCAGTCCGGCGCAGGGAATGCGTCTCCGGGAAGATGGACACACCTTTGAGATCAACCATCTCACTACGAATCAGCAGGAGGTGTTCGGTACGACCTCACTGTTCCATCGTCAGGTGGCATCAGCACTGGGTATTCCGGCCAAATACTATGATCTCATGCAGGCACAGAAGCCGGAACTTCTGGCCGAGAACGTGAACAGCTGGTTTGCGGATAAGCCCAGCTCTTACATGGTCCGCTCGATGGATTACGGTGCCGGACAGGTGGCCCGCGCACTGCTGTCAGAACGATACCGCCGTATCGACAACATGGAGATTGCCACAGCTGTCCTGCCGCTGTTTGCAGGCAACGATCAGTACGAGGTCATGTCCTGCGAGGTAACGGAGAACCGTCTGTACCTCAAGGTGGTCAATCACCGTCTGGAGATGGAAGTCCGCAAGGGTGATATCGTCCAGGCTGGTGTGATGATCTCCAACTCCGAGGTCGGTCTGGGAGCTGTGTCCATTCAGCCGCTGGTATATCGTCTGGTCTGCACCAACGGTATGGTGGTGAATGACATGGGCGAACGACGCCACCATGTTGGCCGGCAGGCGAAAGCAGTGGAGGACAGCTTTGCACTGTATTCGGATGAGACGATGGAAGCAGAGGACAAGGCATTCCTGCTGAAACTCCGCGATACCACGATGGCAGCTATTGATGAGGCTCGTTTTTTCCAGGTGGTCGGCCGCCTGCAGGAATCTATGGCAGTACCGATCACCGGCAAGGTACAGGATGTGGTGCAGTTGACTGCCCAGAGCTATGGCATCAATGCCGAGGAACAGGAAGGCATCCTCAAGTATCTCATTGAAGGCGGTGATCTTTCTCTGTACGGCCTGTCCAATGCGGTGACCCGTGCTTCGCAGGACGTTGTTTCCTATGACCGTGCTACCACACTGGAGGGCATCGGCTGGCAGGTCGCCACAATGGAGCCGCAGCAGTGGAAGCAGATCAATCAGTGAGGTGACGGTATGGAAGATGTCATTCACTGGATCACAGAACACAAAGAGGGCGGCTCTCCGAACAGGAAAGTCAGCCACAGCCACCCGGACCCGACTGCCAATGAAGCCATCGGCAATGTGGTTCGGGAAGAGCGCAGGAAGAAGCAACGCCCAAGGAAGCGCTCGAAAAGGGAACACCAGGAAAAGCACCACCCACGCATCGGTGTATGGCGGGCAGAGGAGGCGAAGCCGGATGAGAGAGAATGAAGTCGAAAAGCAGTTTGTGGAAGCAGTCAGGGCCGCCGGTGGGCAGGCCCTTAAATTTACCAGTCAGAGTATGAACGGTGTGCCGGATCGACTGGTTTTGCTGCTCGGCGGCAAGTGTGCTTTTGTGGAACTGAAAGCTCCCGGCAAGCAGATGCGTATCCTTCAGAGAAAACGTAGACTGCAGCTGGAGGCACTGGGTTTCCCGGTATTCTGCGTAGACCGCCCGGAACAGATCCAGCCTGCTATCCATGCGTTGATTTGCTGGAAACCGGGCGAGCCTATCCCACAGGGGATCGGAGCAAAGATCCCGGAGCTGCCGGCGGTTACATTGCCGCAGAATACGCCAGAACAGGACGGAAAGTCGGAAAGCGAGGTGATGCCCAAATGAAGTTCATTCCTCATGATTATCAGAGCTACTGTACGGAGTATATCAAAACACACCCGGTTGCAGCCCTTTTTCTGGATATGGGCTTGGGTTAAGGAAAGACCGTTATCACATTGACGGCCATCAAAGACCTTATGCTGGAGACCTTTGAAGTCAGCAAGGTTCTCATCATTGCGCCGCTGCGTGTGGCCCGTGACACATGGCCGGCAGAAATCGAAAAGTGGGATCATCTGCAGGGACTGGATATTTCCGTCATCGTAGGTGATACAAAGACCCGCATTGCAGCACTCCACCATCCGGCAATGATCTATGTCATCAACCGGGAAAATATCAAGTGGCTGGTGGAGTATTATGAGAAAAACGGAATGCGCTGGGATTTTGGCATGGTCGTGATCGATGAGCTTTCATCGTTCAAGAACTACCAGTCTCAGCGTTTTAAATTCCTGCGGAAAGTCCGTCCGTATGTGAAACGATGGGTTGGGCTGACCGGTACCCCTTCTTCCAATGGTCTCATGGATCTTTGGGCGGAGATCGGGATTCTGGATGGCGGTGAGAGACTCGGCAAATTCATTGGCCGGTACCGGGAAGCTTATTTCAAAGCCTCTTCCATGAATCCTTCCACGGGTGTTGTGTTCCAATACAAGCCCAGAGAAGGAGCAGAGGAGCTGATCTACCAGAGGATCTCGGATATCACGATCTCCATGAAAGCACTGGATTACCTCCATATGCCGGACTGTATTCCAAGCCGGTATGAGGTGGAGATGAGCGCGCCGGAGCGGGAACTTTACGATATGCTCCGAAAGGACCTGCTGATCCCGCTGAAAGATGGTGACATAGATGCTGCCAATGCCGCATCACTGACAGGGAAGCTGTTGCAGATGAGCAATGGCGCTGTCTACGATGAGAACGGCAAAGCGAGGATCATCCACGACCACAAGCTGGAAGCATTGGAAGACCTGATCGAAGCCGCCAATGGGCAGCCTGTTCTGGTGGCGTACTGGTTCAAGCATGACCGCCAGCGCATCATGGAGCATTTGTCCAAGCAGAAGATTCCGGTGCGGGATATCAAGAGCAGCACCGATATCAAGGACTGGAACACCGGCAAGATCCCGGTCGCCCTGATCCACCCGGCATCAGCCGGACACGGTCTGAACATCCAGCAGGGCGGACACATCCTGATCTGGTTCGGATTGACATGGAGCCTGGAATTGTATCAGCAGACCAACGCCAGACTTTGGCGGCAGGGGCAGACGGATGTGGTCACCATCCACCATATCATTACCAAGGACACCGTGGATGAGGATGTCATGGCCGCTTTGGAGCAGAAAGACATGACACAGGAAAAGCTGATCTCAGCAGTCAGGGCGCAGCTGGGGAGATAAGGAGAGAATATGAAAAAGTATCTTTTTTTGAGTGCAGAGGACCGCCGTCCGGTCGAGGAGAGCGGTTATCGTTATAAGAAGTCGAAGCCGGTGACGGCTGTAAAAACCAAACGGGATGAGGATGGTTTCTTCATCCCCTGGGCAATGTTCCGACCGCTGGGAGAAAAAGGACTTTTCTGCGAACTCTTCGGGGCGAGTCCCGTCCGCAGAGCAGCAGATCTCCGCATGAACCGTGACCTGCTGCTGAAGGAAGCCTATGAGCACGAAGTGGAACTGCTGATGTGCCGGATTCGTATGAGTGAATTTCAGATGCAGCAGTCATTCTGCAAGGAAGAACAGGCTCTGGAACTGTATCAGCGGTCCAAACTCCAGAATATGCCCAAAATCACACCGGAGCATAAGCGAAAGATTCTGCTGGATGCAGTCACTTGGAAATACGACTGTGTCCAGCAGTACAAGAAGATCTGCTTTCAGTTTGCCGAGGCAGTCATTGGCAGGGAGCATGACAAAGGCTCCAAAAATTTGAACAGGGATCATTTTATCGAGAATTTCATCCAGAAGGCAAATGAACTGCCGGAAGCAAACCGATTTCTGGTTGACCGTCTGTATGAGACGGCATGGCGCACGATTTTTGTTTTTAAGTATGGTTGTGATCCAGAAGACATCCCGGCTCCCTGGTACGACAAGAAGGGAGGCACAGAGGAGTGAGTACAGTAAGAAGTGCTGCGAGAGTTGCAGTCAATGAAAATCTGGACTGTTATGAGAATCTGGCAAATGCCATCATTCTGCAGGCGGTCAAGGATTACAAGAAAGCACTCCGCCAGCTGGAGGGCAATCCAAGAAATCAGGAGGCCCGGCATGATAAGGTGCGGCTGGAGAAATTCTTCCGTTCTCAGTGGTACGGTGTTCTTACAGAACTTGATCCGGAGCGGCTCATGGCCGGGGTGAAAGAAAATGTGCAGCATGAGATGAACGAGCGTAGGAGAAAGAAAGCGGAAAAGCTGCGCCGGAAAGCAGAACTGAGAGGAAGCTGATGGGCTGGATCGGCCAGAAAGGAGGGCCAAAGGTGGAAGAAGAAAAGAACGTGGCGACTGCAGAACGGAACTGTTCCGAGCAGACCGATTATCTGGAGCAGGCAAGAAAACTGGCCGATTCCTATCGGCTCCTGATCCACAGACGGGATCTGCTCCGCCAGCAGTACGAGGATTCCAAGTCATGGTTTTACACCAAGGAGGAAATTGTCTATAAGCTGTCGCAGGGCGCACACGAGGAATCCGAGCATGTGCAGACCAGCGGATTGTCGAATCCGGTGGAGCGTACCGTCCTCAACTGCGATAAGGTACTGGCGTCTATGAACCGTGAGGTACAGACTCAGCGCACGGAGCAGTTTCTGGAGCCATACTATGAAGTCTGTGAGCAGATCGAACTATTTGAGGTCGGGCTTCGCAGTCTCCGGGGCCAGACCCGGCTTGTGGCAGAGCAGCTGTTTGTGGAGGGAAAGAAACAGACGGAGATCACAGGGGCGGATGGAAATAACTTGACCCGGCGAACGGTAGTCCGGGAAAAGAAAAATGCCCTTGTTGGAATAGCCGACACAATTTGCCGGTATCAGAAAAGGTGAGGTGGAATATGGAGCGAGAAGCAACAGAGGAAATGCTCCGGTACACAGCAGAAGTCTGCGGAAAGTATCGGGAAATCAAAATGCTGGCTGAAGAAGCGGAAGCTGCATGGAAACAGAGCCTTGCACTGATGGCGGAATCAAAGTATCCAAGCGAAAAAGAAATGTACGAACGTGAGGCAGCAGAGGAACTGGAAAAATATGAATCCGCCCGAAGCTGGATGAAACTGGTGAATGCCACAGTGTCCAAAGTGAAGGAAGAAAAGGCAAGGCTGGTTTTGAAACAGAATTGTCTGGAAGGCGCAACGATGAAAGCGGTTCTGGTGGACAAAAAGGCAGAAATTTATATGAGCCGGTCTACAGCAACCCGGTACAAAAAGAAAGGTCTTGCTGAACTTTCTTGCCGTTTGGTTCCGCTTCAAAGTCGCTTGGAAGAACTGGAGAAAAATATTTATAAAAATGAGCCAGTTTGGAGCTAAGTGAGCCACTTTGAGCCAAATTCTCTCTTAACCGTACATTGGCTTTTTGCTATACTTTAAACTAGGAAAATAGGAGAAACGAAGGCATGGAAAGTCCGGGAGCAGAAGATGCTGTCCGGTATTTTTTATGCCTTTTTACATTTTGTGCCGCCTAAAAGTGTGAACTTGGGCGGCCTTTTTGCTATCAACATGGAGGTGATATCCTGATGGGACGAAAGAAAAGTAATGCCAGGCCGATAGAGCGCGGCCGCAAGATCCATGTCAATAAATACATCAACCAGCGTGGAAAAACAAAGCCGCACCGCAGATCAGAGGCATCCTGTAAACTGACATCGAAAGAACCTCAGTTTTACGAGTTGCCAGCAGATCAGTGGCCGGCAACAAAGATACCGAAGCAGTATGAAATCTGGTTTGCAGAATTGGGAAACCATTATGGCACTTCGGTCCAGAGCGGAAACCGTCCGGTGCTGGTCATCAGCAACGATATGGCAAACCGCAATTCCCCAATCATCACGGTGATCCCGATGAGTTCTAAGCTGAAGAAGCTGGAGCTGCCGGTACACATTCCGGTCACCGGGAAAGACTGTGAAATGCTCCGGGATGAGTGTCTGGAAGAATCCATTCTGCTGGTGGAGCAGATCACGACCATTGACAAGATGGTTCTGTGCAACCGGCTCTGCCGTGTGACCTCGGCCAGGAAAAAGCAGGAGATCGAAGCTGCTGTTAAAAAGCAGTTTGCGATGCAGGCTTGTACGGGAAGGGAGGCGCAGGCATGATGGACATCAAGAACATTCCGGGCAAGCTGAAAACGACCTGCAGCTTCTGTGTCTGGAAGTTTGAAAAGCGCAATGGACAGAAAACGAAGATGCCGTACAACCCGGCAACGGGAGAACGGGCAAAGATCAATGACCTGCGTACATTTTCGGATTTCAAGAATACCCTCGTCACCTATGCGATGGGTGGTTATGACGGAATCGGCATCGCAGTCGGAAACGGCATCGGTGCTTTTGATATCGACCACTGTATCCGGGAGGATGGTACGCTGAACGATACAGCGGATACTGTCCTTTCCATCTTTCCTACGGCTTACGTGGAAAAATCTCCATCCGGGAAAGGACTGCGAGGTTTCTTCTGTGTGCCGGAAGACTACGTCTACGACAAGACAGTCTACTACATCAATAACCGCAACAAGGGTCTGGAAGTGTATATGCCCGGTGCGACGAACCGCTTCGTCACCGTAACGGGAGATGTTTACCGCACAGGTGAGATCCCAAACGATGAAACGGCAATGACAACACTGCTGGACACGCTGATGAAGCGAAACAAGCAGGTGCAGCAGACCCATTTCCAGCACCATTCGTACTTGGATGATGATGCTGTTATCGCACACGCCAACGAAGCCAGCAACTCGGAAAAGTTTAAAAAACTCTTTGCCGGTGACTGGGAAGACCTCTACGGCAGCCAGTCGGATGCGGATATGGCATTGCTGTCGATCCTGGCATTCTGGTGTGGCTGCGATGAGGAGCAGATGGATCGCATCTTCCGTACATCGGGCTTGATGCGTGATAAGTGGGATCGCAAGCAGGCTGGTTCGACCTATGGTGCGATCTCTATCCGTAACACGGTCAATACCTGTTCGGCTGTCTATATGCCGGTCAATGCGCAGGACATTGTGGATGAGGAATTTTCCAAGCTGGATGAGGATGATTATATCGAGTTTCAGCCGGATCTCACCAAGATCACGGTCACGCTGGAAGAAATGGCTCCGCACACAAATGCCCGGTATGGAAGAAATGAGATCGGCATGGGCAATATGTTTGCGGATTATTTCAAGCAGATTGCCCGGTACAACAGTGAGCGTAAAGGCTGGTATGTCTATGACGGCTCTGTCTGGCGGCCGGACAAAGGCAATCTCAAGGTGTCGGAACTGGCAAAGCTGCTGGCTGACAAGCTGTATGTGTTTGCCCTGACGATCATCGAAGAAGATGCCAGGAAGCGGTTCATCGACCGTGTCCGAAAGCTGCAACTGCGTAAGAACCGGGAAACGATGCTGAAAGATGCCATGTCCGTGTATCCGATCTCCATGCAGGCGTTCGACAGGAACAAGTATTTCTTCAACTGCAAAAATGGAACGCTGGATATGCGGACACTGGAATTCAGGGAGCATCGGCCGGAGGATTATCTCACAATGGAATCCGGTATTACCTATGACCCAGATGCAGACTGCACACGCTGGCACTCGTTTATCAAGGAAGTCATGTGTGGGGATGCAGATCTGGCAGACTTCCTTCAGCGTTCTTTGGGATACGCCCTGACAGGAGACACCTCGCAGGAGTGTATGTTTATCCTTTACGGTGCCACTTCCCGAAATGGAAAAGGTACTGCAATGGAAACATTCCTGAAGATCATGGGCGACTATGGAAAGACATCAAATCCGGATATGCTGGCAGCTAAATTCCGTGGTGGGAACACAGGCGGACCTTCGGAAGAAGTGGCTCGTCTGGTCGGTTCCAGATTTGTAAATATCTCTGAGCCAGAGAAGAAGATCACATTCAATGCGGCTCTCGTAAAAAGAATGACCGGCAACGATACCATCAACGCCCGATTCCTAAATGAGAACAGCTTTGATTTTATACCAGTGTTCAAGATTTTTATCAATACGAACTACCTGCCCAATGTCAATGATATGACCTTGTTCCAATCCGGCCGACTGAAAATCATACCGTTCAACCGTCACTTTGAAGAGGGAGAACAGGACCAGGGGCTGAAGGGGCAGTTTGCGAAGCCGGAGAACCTGTCAGGTATTTTCAACTGGTGCTTGGAAGGGTACAAGAAGTATTGTAAGCAGGGGCTTGAAGTTCCAGATGCAGTTAAGAGAGCCACAGAGGATTATAAGGATGACTCTGACCGAATTGGGCAGTTCATCGAGGCGTGGATTGAAAAAGACGAGACTTCGGAACTCAGGACATCTGCTGCGTACCAGTTGTACGCCAAGTGGTGCGAGGAAAACGGATACTCGTCCGAAAACCAGAAAAACTTCAAAAATGCCATCGGTGTGCATTTCAAAATAACGAGAAAACGTCCAAAAGACGGCGGTGGTCAAACAACGATGATTCTTGGTTGTCGATTCCGTGATGTTCAAGAAGGAGCAGAAGATTCAACCGTTCAGGATGCTTATAAACCAAAGGATGTGCTCCTTTGAAGTGAAAAACTGTAGCAGGTAGCAATTTGTAGCCTGATTTTCATATCCCTTTTTATTATTACTTTCTTTTATAGACTTCTATATGAAAAAGTATCTACAACCTGCTACTTGCTACAAAAAAAACAAATAAGAGAATCCGAGGTCTGCTTTTTATCTTGGCGGCCCAATTTTTGAGAAATCCATTTTGTGAGATATAAATTTTGAGTTTCACCTGAAACAGAGCAGGCAACCTTTGTGGGAGCCTATTTGTGGGCATGGGCAAAGGCGGCCTGCTTTGTGATACAAGAAAGAGAGGACAGAACATGAGTAAGATTATCACCTGTGAACAGGTCAGCAACGGCCATCCTGATAAGATCTGTGACCAGATCGCAGATGCCATTGTGACCGACATTCTTCAGCATGACAAGCACGCCCGCGTGGCGATTGAGTGTCTGCTGAAAAAGAGCCAGCTCTTTATTGCTGGCGAAGTCACTACCGATTACCGCCCAAACTACAACCAGATCGTACACGATGTGTTCAATCGTATCGGTGCCGAAAAGCTGGGCTGGAACCTGACCGAGCTTCTTCGCATCGGCATTCTGGTGGACAAGCAGTCCCCGGACATTGCACTGGGTGTGGATAAGGGCGGTGCCGGTGACCAGGGAATCATGTATGGCTATGCCACCAACGAGACGGCAGAGCAGATGCCGATTCCCTACATGGTCGCCACCAAGTTCCTGCAGCTTCTCAAGGCACATCCGTCTAAGATGTTCCGTGCAGATGCCAAGGCGCAGGTCAGCTACGATTACGACACCGGACGCATCACCACATTCCTCTGCTCTGTGCAGCACAGCCCAGATGTGGAGGTCAGCGACTTCCGGCACATCATCGAATCCATGATGGTGCTTGCCGCCTGCGAGTATGGTCTGGACGGTGACTTCACGAAGCTGGTCAATCCGACCGGCCGTTTCGTTCTGGGCGGCAGCTACGCCGACTGTGGTGTGACTGGTCGGAAGCTGGCGTGCGATACCTACGGCGGCATTGGTCGCATGGGTGGCGGTGCTCTGAGCGGTAAAGACCCCACCAAGGTGGATCGCTCCGCAGCATACATGGCGAGGAAGATTGCCAAGGACATCGTGCAGGCGGGCTACGCTGACAAGTGCGAAGTCCAGCTGGCCTACGCCATCGGTGTGGTACAGCCGGTAGGTGTGGCTGTGGAGTGCTTCGGTACTGAGCACCAGTCCCTTGACTTCATCGAAGCCTATGTCCATGACAGCTATGACCTGACCCCACAGGGTATCATCAAGCGGCTGGGACTGCTGGATGTAGATTACAACAAAGTCAGTGCTTACGGTCATTTCGGTAAGGCTGGTCTTCCGTGGGAGGACTGACCTATGCCGTACAGACCAAAGACACCGTGCCATCACCCCGGCTGCCCGGAGCTGGTGGAAGCCGGCCAGCTCTACTGTGAGAAGCACCTGCCTCTCCATCCAGAGGTGACCCGCCCGGCAGCGAAGCGTGGATACAACAGGCGGTGGCAGAAAGCCAGAAAGTCGTATCTGGAAGCTCATCCACTCTGTGTGCAGTGTGCCAAGCAGGGCAAGTACGTCCGGGCAACGGTTGTGGACCATATCATTCCACACCGTGGTGACCAGAAACTTTTCTGGGACCAGAATAACTGGCAGTCGCTCTGCAAAAGCTGCCACGATAAAAAGACGCTGACCGAAGACATCAACCCGCCCTACTCCTACTGACACCCCCACCGGGGGCCGGGGTCACTTCTCTACGGTGAAGTCACACGGAGACCGGTGCGCCCTTTTCCGTGAAAAACCGCAAAATTCATAGGCCGGGGGTCAGAGGAATAACGGCGCAAAATGAAACAGGAAAATGTACAGGCATCGGAGCTTCGGTTTCGGTGCCATTCTTTTTCCCCGAAATGAACCAAAGTGTGTGAAACCTCTCGTAAACAGGGAGCTTTCGCACATTTTAGCTTGTTCCGGGAGGAGCAGGGGCGAGCGAGAATCGGCCGCCGCAACAACAATCCAACCTGGCGGGGCGGTGCCGATTTCCACTTCGCCGCTTTTCGTATGAATTATGAGATTTTTCTAAGAAACCGCCGAAGAAACGGCGAAAAATGAGAGTGAGGTGAGGGCAGATGGAAGACTACACGGCTGAGATGATCAAGGACATGGCGTTTTCGTTCTGTCCTCAGTGCGGCACGGCAATCATACCAAACCACAAAGGCAGACCACGGAAGTTCTGCTCTCCGGAATGCCGGTCACGGTGGAACAACACCCATCCGAAGCCGGAGAACTGGAAGACCGTGCGGTCGAAGATCTGCCCGGTGTGCGGCAGGGAGTTTTCCTATCGGCATCAGTACGGGTTGGAACGGAAATATTGCAGCCGGGCTTGTGCCAACCGGGGCAGAGGAAAGGAGGCAAAAGATGCAGCCGTTGAGTATTGAACGGGATGTCAGAAGAAATGGCATCCGTATGGATTGTGTTTTTGAAGGAACGGCGTTTGATACTGCCAGGGAGCAGGTGAGGACGCTGCGGCTTTCTGGAACGAAACTTTCTCAGATCGCAGAGCAGACGGGAATGCCTGTGGAACAGGTGATGGATTACTGCCGGGAACTGGGATTGCCGGAAATAGGAAGCTGCCATCTGGTGCCGCCGGGCCGAGTGAAAGAACGCAGATGTCCAGTCTGTGGAAGAATCATCGGGCAGAGTGGAAGAGGTGCGCCGAGAAAATATTGTTCGGATGAGTGCTATGCCGAATATGAACGAAGGAATTATAAACGGGAAAAGGCTGGCAGGGTAGCATTCTGTCAGAACTGTGGCCGTCCGTTTACGGCAATCTGCGAAAGCAGGAGTCAGCGGATGTTCTGCAGCAGAAATTGTTATTTTGAATTTCGATATGGAATGAAGGAGGCGAAGGAGCATGAGTGAAAAGGTGATCGGTGTGTACCCATTGTTCAACACCGGGGGTATTTGTGTACATGCAATCGACTATGCGGAAGATAAGGTCCTGGCATCTGTGAACGGGGAAAACCCGGAATGGTGCGAGATGGCAGAGAAACCGCAGCCAGAAGAAGATGGCAGTGAAATGGAGTCGGGCTTTTTGTTCGGCTCCTTTTTCGTGCCGTTCTCCGGGGTCATACGCATGTGAATCTAAAACGGGAGGGCTTACATGAAAGCGACTGCTGAACTAAAGATGCTGCCGGTGTCCGTACTCAAGCCGGCTGCATACAATCCCCGGAAAAAGTTGAAGCCGGGGGATAAAGAGTACGAGAAAATCAAGAACTCCATCACGGAGTTCGGCTTCGCAGATCCTTTGGTGGTCAATGCAGACATGACGATCATCGGCGGCCATCAGAGACTGACTGTTGCAATGGAACTGGGATACACAGAAGTGCCTTGTGCGGTGGTGGACATCGACAAGACCAGAGAAAAAGCTCTGAACATCGCACTCAACAAGATTACGGGTGCATGGGATGATTCTCTGCTGGCGGATCTTTTGAAGGACATCGAGGATTCCGATTTCGATCTCGGAAAGACGGGTTTTGACCCGCCTGAGATTGAGACTCTGTTCAACAAGGTCCACAGCAAAGAGGTCAAGGAAGATGACTTCGATGTGGAATCCGAGTTGAAGCAGCCATGCTTCTCCAAAGAGGGTGACCTCTGGCATCTGGGAAAGCATATCGTTCTGTGCGGTGATTCTACCAAAGCAGAATGCTACAACACCCTGATGGACGGAACCAAGGCAAATCTGGTCCTTTCCGATCCCCCTTATAACGTGGATGTGGAAGAGACTGCCGGTAAGATCATGAATGACAACATGGGCGATTCGGAATTCTACCAGTTCCTTCTGGCAGCGTTCCAGCAGATGCACGACCATCTTGCAGACGACGGTTCCATCTACATCTTCCATGCAGATACGGAAGGGCTGAACTTTAGAAAGGCATTCAAGGATGCCGGGTTCTACCTGTCCGGGTGCTGTATCTGGAAGAAGAATGCGCTGGTGCTGGGCCGTAGTCCTTACCAGTGGCAGCACGAACCGTGTCTCTACGGCTGGAAGCAGAAGGGGAAGCACCAGTGGTATTCCGACCGGAAGCAGACGACCATATGGGAGTATGACCGGCCGAAGTCTAACAAGGATCATCCGACCATGAAGCCCATCGGCCTGATGAGCTATCCAATCCGCAATTCCACTATGACCAACGGCATCGTCCTCGATCCGTTCCTCGGCAGCGGCTCGACCCTGATCGCCTGTGAGGAGACCGACCGTGTGTGCCGGGGCATCGAGCTGGACCCGAAGTTCGTGGATGTGATCGTGAAGCGGTACATCGAACACAGCGAAGGTCATTACGATGATGTGTATGTCATCCGGGATGGGCAGAAGCTGAAGTTCGAGGAGGTGGCGACCTTCGAGCCGGAAAGCGAGGATGCCGATGCCTGATGTGAAATGTGTTCTCATTCACGACAACTTCCAGAACTTCAAGTCTTATAACATCCCCAAGGCACAGCTGGTGATCGCAGATATTCCGTACAACATCGGTACAGATTTCTACGCCAGCCGGCCGGACTGGTATGTGGATGGCGATAACAAAAACGGGGAGAGCAGCAAGGCGAGGAAGGCGGCGTTCAATACCGACTTCACCTTCAACATTGCAGAGTATTTCCACTTCTGCAACCGCCTGCTGAAGAAAGAACCCGGCACGGGCGAGAAGGATGCGCCGTGCATGATCGTGTTCTGTGCGTTCCAGCAGATCCCGAAGGTGATCACCGAAGCAGAGAAATACGGCTTCAAGAATTATATCCCTCTGGTGTTCTGCAAGAACTACAGTCCGCAGGTGCTCAAAGCCAACATGAAGATTGTGGGTGCAACAGAGTATGCGCTGGTGCTGTATCGGGGAAAGCTCCCGAAGTTCCGTAATCTCGGTGAGGACGGAAAGCCCCACATGATCTTCAACTGGTTTGACTGGAAGAGGGATGGCAAGGAATATCCGAAGATCCATCCTTCCCAGAAACCGATCTCTGTGCTGAAACGACTGATCGAGACCTTTACAGATGAGGGCGATGTGGTCATTGACCCCTGCGCCGGCAGCGGTTCCACGCTGAGAGCAGCAAGAGAACTGGGGCGCAACAGCTACGGATTTGAAGTGTCCAGAGATTTTTACCGGAAAGCAAATGAGCAGATGCTCGGAGAGGAGGCTTCCGCATGAGCACAGAACAGAATAAGACTTTGACCCTCGGCAGCCTCTTTGATGGCTCCGGGGGTTTTCCGTTAGGCGGTCTTCTGACTGGGCAGATCACTCCGCTGTGGAGCAGCGAGATCGAGCCCTTTGCCATCCGGGTCACGACCAAACGTCTACCACAGGTGAAGCACTACGGAGATGTATCCGTCATCAGCGGCGCAGACCTGCCGCCTGTGGACATCATCACCTTTGGCAGTCCCTGTCAGGATATGTCCATCGCGGGTAAGCGGGACGGTCTGGATGGTTCACGGTCCAGTCTGTTTTACGAAGCAATCCGAATCGTGAAGGAAATGAGGTGTAAGACCAATGGAGAAAAACCAAGATTTATCGTGTGGGAGAATGTGCCAGGGGCCTTCTCCTCAAACAAAGGACAGGACTTCAAAGCAGTCCTCGAAGCCGTCATCGGTGTTAAAGAACCGGCCGCCTCGGTGCCTGCGCCTGAGAAGAAAGGATGGCCCGACGCTGACTACTACGTGGGAGACGGATGGAGCGTCGCATATCGAGTTCTTGATGCACAATGGTGGGGCGTTCCCCAAAGACGAAAACGTATCTACCTTGTCGCAGATTTTGCAGGTCAGAGTGCCCCAGAAATATTATTTAACTCCGAGGGCTTGTCTCGGTATTCTGCGGAGGGCTTCCGTGCGTGGCAAAGAGCTGCCGCCGGTGTTGAAAGCGGCACTGGAGAGGCAGGCTGCAACGGAGCAGGAGGACGGATCTGTCTGAACGACCAGGGCGGAGAGCGGATGGATGTGACAGAGGAAGTGACAGCCACCCTCCGTGCGGAGGCACATCATCCCCCGTGTGTTATGGAAGCAGCTGGTTTCTGTACCGAGCATTCCGCAAATGCCAGAAGCATCGGATATGAAGAGGAGCGGTCACCGACTCTCCGAGCTGGTGTCGTACCGGCCGCCATCGCACTGGAAAATCATCCTGCTGACAGCCGGGTGAAGATTTCCGAGGATGATAAGGTGCAGACACTGACAAGCCGGTGTGGTACGGGTGGCGGTAATGTCCCGATGGTTATGGATGCTGTTGAAAATTCAGTGGAAAGCCAGGTGAAAGATGTTGAAAACTCCCCGGCGGTCACGTTAAAGATCCGTTCCGGATGTGAAGGTGGCGGAAAGGGAGCCATCTGGCAGGAAGAAAAGTCTGCCACTCTTGGCTGCAACAACGACCAGACACTGTTCGTTCCGAAATGCTATGGTGTCTGCTCAAAAGCCAGCCACTCCATGATGTCCGACAATCCGCACAGCGGTTTTTATGAAGCGGAGACCTCCCGGACACTGGATCGCAGCGGTGGAGACCCGACTTGCAATCAGGGCGGCATCTGTGTGGTAGAGCCGGTCGCCTTTACTCAGAATCAGAGGGATGAAGTCCGGGATCTGGGAGATAAGTCGGCGGCACTGGCAGCAGAGCCGGGGATGAAGCAGCAGACATTCGTGGCACAGCCGGAAGATGTGACAGCTTTCCATGTGAACCAGCGCAATGAGCTGATTGACCTGCATGGCAAGTCCGGGGCTTTGATGGCGACCCGGAGTGATCAGATGCAGACCTTTGTCCTGCAGGGCAACATGATCGGTCGCAAAGATGAGAATGGCCCACAGGGGGATGGTGTCAATGAGGATGTCTGCTTTACACTGGATGCCACTGACCGCCATGCAGTCTGCGCACCGGAGGATGTGTATGCCATGACCACCGGCTCCTATATGCAGGTGGCAAAAGAAGTCGCACCGACTCTGATGGCACGGGATTACAAAGACCCGACCACCATCGCACCGGCACCACATCTGAACGAGGGTGTGGCTGGTACTGTGGCGACCGGGGCACATCCCAGCGGCTTCAATGGGCAGGATGCTTTCAATGACCGTCTGGTCATCGACAACCCGGAGGCACAGTCCACCCCTGTGACCTACACCGTCCGCCGCCTTACACCGACCGAGTGTGCCAGACTGCAGGGCTTCCCGGACTGGTGGTGCAGAGACCTTGGAACGGAGAATCCGACCGAGGAAGAGCTGGCGTTCTGGACAGATGTGTTTGAAACGCACCGCAAGATCGTGACCCATGCCAAGAAGCCGAAGACGGAGAAGCAGATCCGGAAATGGCTGGCTGACCCGTATACGGATTCGGCAGAGTACCGTATCTGGGGTAACGGCATTTGTTTGGCCAACGCATTTTTTGTTCTGGCCGGCATCGCATGGTGTGCAGGTCTGGAAGAATAAAATGGCCCACTATATTACAAGGTAGAAAGGCTACCAAGTGATATGGCGGGCTTACATATCGGGACTATTTACACAAATGAGTTAGCATCTCATTGTGTAAAGGGTCGAACATAAAGATTATTCGGAAATGGACTTGCTATTTGCCCGGTTCAGAGTGATATATGTGCTACCGAAAAAACATCGGGATGCACAAAAACAAAATAATGAAAAAGGAGCGATGAATTATGTTGAAGTTTGAACTAAATGTAGAGGAGCGCAAAACACTGGCAAAGCGGATGGAGGAGCTGACAGGCATCCATCCTTACTACACCAAGGCGCCTCGGTATGCGTATGACATCGGAAATTACACCATTGACCGGGATGGCAACCTGCTGGTGGAGGCGGAAAATGCAGATCTGGAATTGCTGACTACGCTGATGAACGAAGGTCTGATCCGCGGCGGCGAGGATGTGGATGCAGAGACTTTGCAGGAAACTGCAGACGAACAGCCTGCGGTAGACCTTGCCGAGGGTGTCCAGATGATTCCGGCAGTACATCCAAATGAGCAGGAGACCTGTGAAGGGGATTCAGAAGAAGCCGAGGAAGATGGGGAATCCGAAATGGAGAGTGCAGAGCAAATTCCATCGGAAGAAGGTGAGGAACAGCCTGTGGCAGAGGAAGCAATCCCTCTGGATGCGGATTTTTCTTTCCCGATCAGCCAGCATAACGGCGTATCGCTTCGCAACCTGGTCAATCTGATCTACAGCAGAGGGGAACTCGTCAGCAAGGCAACGGACGGCATTTTCCTTGCCGATAAGGGGCTGGTGGATGCCTTGAAAGATGACAGCTGCACTTATGCGGTAGCAAATTTCATTCATGCGCTCAAAGAGTATGAAGAACAGCATGGTGCTTCCCTGGAAGGCTTGACGATCACAGATGAGAAAGTTACCTTTACAGGTTTCCCGACTGCACCGGATTATGACCACCTGACTGCATTCGGACACCTTGCGATTCTGATGAACCAGCAGGCTATCAGCCAGAAGCGGATTCAGGCAAAAGAGGTGAACGATTCCAATGAGAAATACGCTTTGCGAACTTGGCTTCTGCGCCTTGGCATGAATGGCCCGGACTTCAAGCAGACCAGAAAGATCTTGATGGAGAACCTTTCCGGCCATGCGGCTTTCCGCACAGATGAGGAAGCACAGAAGTTCCTTGCAAGGGAAAAGGCAAAACGGGATGCCCTGAAAGCCGCGAAACAGGCGGCACAGGAGGGCAGTGCCTCCGCTGGGGAAACGATTGCATCAGCAGATGCCGAGCCGACACAGCTCGGCTGTGGGGCAGACACGGCGCAGATGCTGGAGGCGGGAGCGTAAGCTCTCAAGCCCCCAGTGGGGGCCGGAAAATATGCGAGACCCTCTTCCATTGTACTGATATTAGCTCTGAAAATGTACATTATCAAGCGGATAAACTGCAGAAATGTACACGATCATTCCTCTCAATATTTGTCGAATATATGTTCTTTTATGGCCTTGCTATTATGTGCACCTGACGGTAATATGCACATACCGAAAGGGAAAACAAGGAAAAAGCAAAGGAGAACATACCATGAACGATAAAACAAGAGAGCAGATTGAAGCCATGAAGAACCAGACCATCGGAGTTGAGATCGAGATGAACAACATCACCAGAGAAAAAGCGGCAAGAAAGGTCGCTGATTACTTCGGAACCAGAGCATGGAACGCCGCCAGCGAGTACGGATATTACAGCTGGGCTTGCAAAGACCAGCAGGGCAGGGTTTGGAAATTTCAGAGGGATGTGAGCATCTACGGGCCAGACGCAGAAAAATGCGAACTGGTCACCCCGATCCTCACCTACGACGACATCGAACCCCTGCAGGAAATCATCCGACTGCTCCGCAAGGCAGGCGCAAAGAGCGGCCCAAGCCGCGGATGCGGGGTCCACATCCACATTGGCAAAGGCGACCACACCGCAAAGACCATCCGCAACCTTGTGAACATCATGGCGGCACACGAACAGCAGATCGGAAGAGCCATCCGGATTGATGCAGGACGCACCGGACAATATTGCCGGGTAGTCGACCACCGCTTCCTCGACCGGCTGAACCGCGAGAAGCCGACCACCATGCGCAAGCTGGAAGACATCTGGTACGAAGGCAACGGTTCCAGCTGGGAAAACCGGAATGTCCACTACAATTCAAGCCGATACCATATGCTGAACCTCCATGCCACCTTTACAAAAGGGACCATTGAATTCCGCCTTTTCCAATTCGCAGACCCAGCGGACGGAAAGCGCAACGGACTGCATGCCGGTGAGATGAAAGCTTACATCCAGCTTTGCCTCGCAATGAGCCAGCTTGCCAAGATGGTCAGAACAGCAAGCCCGAAGCCCCAGCAGACCGACAACGAAAAGTACGCGATGCGGTGCTGGATGCTGAGGCTGGGATTCATCGGGGATGAATTTGCAACGGCAAGGGAGATTCTTCTGCGGAACATGGAGGGCAACGCATCCTGGCGGAACAAATAAGCCAGGATGCACGGGCACCTTTTGGGCGGGAAACCGCCCTTGAGGTGGTAGAAGGAGGTGCAGGTTTATGAAAAGCACGTTAAAAAATGAAAACACACCGGGTGGCAGAGCCTTTAAGGTGACCATCACCGAGACCTACCAGAGGACGGTGACCATTTATGAATCTGAGATGAAAGAGCCGACCGTGGAGGAAGCCCAGCGTGTGGCAGAGGACTGGTGGCAGGACAGCCAGATCGAGCTTGGGACAGAGGATTTCCAGGGCGTGGAATTCACTGGCAGGGAGGACGGTGAGGCAGATGTTTGAACTGATCAGCCGAGTCCCATCCAAATATTACCTTGCCTATGGAAGCAACCTCGACATGGAGCGGATGGGAAAGAGATGCCCTTACGCTGTGGTGGTCGGCACGACCGAGATCAAGGGCTACCGGCTCCTGTTCAAAAAGAGTAAGACCGGCTGCTATGCCACCATCGAGCAGGACGCCAATGAAAGCGTACCGGCGGTGGTCTGGAAGCTCTCGGAATATGATGAGCTCCTGCTGGACCGGTACGAGGGTTGCCCAAGATACTATTACAAGAAGCAGTTCCAGCTTCCGGTCTGGAACCTGAACGGGAACCGCATGAAAAAGGCAAAGCCCTGCACCGCTTATGTGATGCACGAGGACCGGCGGCTTGGCTGCCCGGATGCCGAGTATTTTGAACTGCTGCACGGCGGATACAGCGACTGGGAATTTCCGCTGGACACACTGAAGCGTGGACTGGCAGCCAGCATCGGAAGGGCGGAAGCCATCCGGTATCTGAAGAAGCGGCAGATGATGTAAGAGTACACGATCACAGGGAAAAAACATTGTGCAGTATATGATGCTCATCGGCCTTGATAAATCAGGGCAAAAGAGTGATATATACCATACCGCCAGACAAGAGCGGAGAAAACCGAAGGGAGAGATTCAAATGAAGAACAAGAAATATTACATCGCCTACGGCAGCAACCTGTCGGTGGAGCAGATGGCATACCGGTGTCCGGATGCAAAAATAGCAGGACAGGCGGTGCTGGCAGGCTGGGAGCTTTTGTTCCGAGGCTGCGCTACCATCGCACCGAACCCGAAGAAGAACACGCCGGTTCTGGTGTGGGAGATCTCGGAAAGGGACGAAGAGAACCTCGACCTCTATGAGGGCTACCCGAACTACTACCGCAAGGAAGACCTGAACATCGAACTGCTCCGGGAAGGGGCAGAGCCGGAGATGGTGACCGCAATGGTCTACATCATGGAGAACGACTTCGGACATCGCGCACCGAGCCGGTATTACTACAAAGTTTTGCATGACGGCTACAAGGCATTCCACTTCCCGATGCACATCCTCGAAGGTGCACTGAAGGAGTGCATGGATAAGGATGCCGCCCAGAAGATGATCGAGGAGGTGCAGGCATGAATTTCGCAGATCAGAAAACAGTCGAACGCCTTCGGGCAGAATTCCCGGTCGGATGCCGGATCGTCCTCGATGAGATGGATGACAGGCAGGCAACGCCCATCGGAACGCAGGGAACCTGCAACGGGGTCGATGATGCCGGAAACATCTTAGTGAGCTGGGATACCGGAAGCCATCTGAACGTTGCCTACGGTGCGGACAGTTGCCACCGTGTGGCTTCGGAAACCGAGGTCAAGGTGTCGCTCGACCGCCTTGGTAAAACGCGACAGACCGGCCCACGTTGCCCCAGGTGCGGAGCAAAGCCCGACTGCTACGACCATCAGCAGCAGGCACTCAGCCGAAGGGCGGACATCCAGATCTGCAACCGCTGCGGAACGGAGGAAGCGTTAGAGGACATTGCATGGGGTGGACAGCAGAAGATGCAGCTTGCAGACTGGGCAATCGTGAAAGGGGGCTGGGTCGAATGAAAGTCCTTCTGATCAAACCGATGGAGCATCCGCATGTGGTGGACATTGAAAACTCCCTGAAAGAGTTCTACCGCATCCTCGACTGCGACTGCATCACAGCCACGTACCCGTGGGAAGCGGATGCCGTGGCACTGGTAACGGACGACAATGGGATGTTCACTGAGAAGCCGTTCAGCCGGTACATTCCGGAGCTGGAGCAGCCCATCAAGGGAAACTTCTTCATCTGCGGACTGGGAGAGGAGGATTTCGCAGAGCTGCCCCAAGACCTTATCCAGAAATTCAGGGAACGATTCTGGGTGCCGGAGGCATTCGTCAGCATGTTCGGGCAGATGGCAGTCATCCAGATGGATGACGGAACGAAGCCGGAATAAGATACCACAATCAGAAAAAATACCCTCTCGGCCAGAAAAGACCGGGAGGGCTTGGTTTAACAGGAGGAGCCTATGGGACACAGAAAGATGCCGGCTTATGGCGAGAGGGAACACGGCGGCAGATACGTTCTGGATGAATACGAATGGTCGAGAAATCACTGCAAGGCAGTAACCATCCGCAGATGGAAAAGGGACCTGAAAAAGAAAGCCAGAGCGCATAACCGCAGGGTGATGCATCAGGCAATACGGGGCGAAGCCGATTAGACGGAAAATGGGGGCCTCAAAAGAATGAGAACCCCTTTCCAGTTTACTGTATATTACCTCTGGAAAGCAACAATAGCAAGGAGAACCGCCGCCATAATGTACACAAACATCTGGCAGCGGTTTTGTGTATCATACCAAACCAAAACGGGGGATACGAGGCAGAGCCCCAGCTTCTGCTGGGGAGCCTCTGAGGGATTCCTTAGAAGAAATCCCTCATGCTCATGCCGACCTCGTTCAGTCGTTCCTCCATGCTGTGGTAGTGCCAATCCTCTTCCTCAAGCTCCTCTGGAAAAGGGTCGTGCTGCCATCCGGCTTTCTGGTATTCTTCTTCCCGGATGTCGTTGCGGTCGTAAATGTCCAGCTCGTATTCTTCTTCAAGCTCTGCGATGCGGTTTTCGATTGCGTTTTCAACTTCTGTAATGGTCTTTTTCATGGGTTTTGTCCTCCGTTTTTGGTTTGGTTTTCTTTGCTTTCGTTGTGTGTATAATGCCGCAGAAACACATATATAGCAAGTCAATCAGGGGTCATATATGTACCAAACATGAAGGGGGAAGATCGTTGATAATATGACGTTTTATGGCCTTGCTATCACAGGGCGGTGACGGTAATATACAGCTACAAAAAGCAAAGGAGGACAGCAGAATGGCTGATTGGAGAACATGGAAAAAAGGGAGAAAGACAACATGGCACTGGAACGAATTCGATGGAAGCGGAAGCCGGGAAGGGATCATCACCGAGGTTCATGAAGACCACGCGATCATGGAAGCAGACGGCATGCACCTTTGGATCGACGATGACACAGCAGAGATGTTCAGCTAAGAAAAACGGGGAGGGAAACCTCCCCGGATAAACACATAAATCCACCAGATCAAGGTGCAGATGATCGTGTACTTTAGCCGCTTGATAGTATCCGGCAGTGACGGTAATATACAGCTACCAAAACGAAAGGGGCAAAGAACATGGAACGCTACACTTACGAGATCACTTTTACACGGCTGGATGGACAGCCAGATGAAATCCAGCAGCACACCAGCGAGGAGCTGGCAAGAGAATGCTTCCGGCTTTTCGATGAGCCAGACAGTGCAGAGATGTACAGCAAAATCGAACTTAGCCGCCACGACTGGGAGACAGCCACGGATGAGATTCTGGAAACGATGACATTCTGAGAGGAGGAAAATACAATGACCTACACAAAAATCAACCTTTACCTTGCGAACGGAATCCCAGAGGCGCTCAGCAACCTTTGGTACGGAAGCGACAGCTCGGTGGTCGAGATCAGGGATGCCGTTGAGGATGCGAAGAACGGCAAAGACCTTCTGAACCGCATCCAGAAGATGAAGCTCCTGCGGAAATTCACCCTCGACAGGGAGACCGACAAGCGAATCCGCTTCAAGGGCACGGACTGCTGGGACAACGTAAGCTACCTCGAAATCATCCGCTAAAGGCAAGACCGACAGGCGCAAGGGGCTGGAAATGACCAGCCTTTTGCTCGTGTCTGTCTTCCGAAAGCCGACATAAAAAGCACATAAATATGACAATTACAGGATTGAATGATTGTGTAGTTTAGCCGCTTGATAGTGCTCCGGGGTGACGGTAATATACAGTCACCGAAAGGGGAAAACAACAAAAACGGAGGATAAGACAATGACGAAGAACGAAGACCGCATCAATAAACTTTTCAAGGAACTGGTACCGGAGACGGGCAAGGCGGACAGCCTCGCAGGGGAGCTGGTAAGGGCAATGAGCCGCATCGGATACCGCTTTTACAACGACGGTGACCAGCTGGGCATCGGCTACGGCAAGGAAACCTGCAACCCTGCAGGGCGGTTCCTTGGAGCCAAGGGAAACGACAAAATCGCAAAGCTGACTGCAGATGCCTGGGCAGTTTACAGCGAGGAAGCCTACGAAAAGGTTCTGGACATCCTTTGCGGAGCGGTTGCCGACTATGTCGAGCAGAACCCAGACCTTAAAAACCAGCCGACCGAAGATATGTGGGACTTCAAGGATGAGGAAGAAGACCAGGATGACAGCTGGGATGAGGAAGAAGATGACTGGGACGAAGAGGACTACGACGAGGAAGACTACTAAGCCAGAGAAACACAGGGGGCTTGCCGGAAACGGCGGCCCTTTTCCTCTGTCATAATCCTTACAGATCCGGGCGGTCATCTTTGTGTAGTATAGCCGCTTGATAGTGTGTGACATAGACGGTAATATGCACATACCGAAAGGGAAAACAAAGAAAAACGGAGGAAACCACCATGAAGAAGAACATCACCAAGGAAGAAGAAAAAGCCCTGCTGGAGATCACTAAGCGCCTGCTGGCAGCGGTAGACAGCCGGGGCGACCTCGAAGCCCGCGATAATGACAGCGAGGACTTCATTGAGGTTCCGGTCTGGGGCATCCAGAAAGCAATGGAGGAAGCCTACTTGCTGGGACGGATGACCAGATAAACCGACAGCCCCCGACACAGCCCTCACACAGAGGCTTGTGCCACGGGTGGCAAAATGATCCGGATGAACCGACAGCGCCCCACACAGGGGCAGATGTGGCGGTGTGGATGCGCCAGAAAGAGGAGAAGCATATGGAAGAACGGATGATGGATACCATCGTGGAAATCTACAACCACATGGATGACAGCGATAAGGATGCCTTCACACTGGAGGATGCCGAGGATATGGTGGAAGACCAGATCAGGATGGACAAGGAAGCCGGACGGGAGCCGCTGGCATATGACCCGCAGTTCTTCTACGATACCATTGTGGAACTCATGGAGCAGGATGTAGAATGATGTACGTTTTGCCTGGTATTCCGGGCAGAAGATCGTGTACTTTAGCCGCTTGCTATCCTTTGCACCTGACGGTAATATGCACATACCGAAAGGGAAAGACCCCAAGAAAAAAACGAAAACACGGAGGATTTACCATGAAAAAGCATTTGATCGACTTCCCGGAAAACAACATCAGCATCGAGAGTTTCTACGAACGACTCAGACCTTGCTACGACAGCATCATGCAGTTCGGTGACCGGGTTCTGGTTGCCCAGATGAACTGGAACGGCATGCTGGAAGGAGCGGTATATGGCTTTGTGGAAGACCCAGAGGAAGGCTGGTCACCGATTGAGTGCCGACTGGAACTTCTGAAGATTTCCGATGAGACCTACACGGATGCCGGTCACGCAATCGAGTGGTGCATCAAGAACGCACACTGAAAAAGGGCAGAGCTCCTTCGGGGGCTTTTGCTCGTAGTGGCGGATTCTTCCAGTGTGGAAATATACATAAATCCGACAAAAAGAGGTGTGTATGATCGTGCAGCATAGCCGCTTGCTATATCCGGGCGGTGACGGTAATATACAGTCACAACGAAGGGGAAAGCCCTACGGAAAACAAAACACACGGAGGATACAGACCATGACGAACAAAGCAAAAACCTACCTTAAGAACATTCAGGGAGCCGATACCGAGAAGAAGCTGATCGGCATCGAGATCGCCTTCAAGCAGGACATGACCCTCAGCTGCAGCGACCTCGGAAGCCTTTGCAGGGCGGCAGAGGACAGGCGGTACAGCCTGCGGAACAACGAGGAAACGCTGAAGCTGAAGCAGATCCTTTTCTTCCGGACGAAAGCGGAAATGGATGCCTACCATGACATGAGCCACAAGCCGGAAGATTGGACGGAAGCGGAGATCAAGCAGCAGAGAAGCCGCTTCTGCAGCGTCTGGCAGGTCATCGAGGAAGCGGAGCTGGTCGATGAATACGAGGCTTGGAAGGAAGCCAACCCCAACGCATAACAGCACCCAAAAGGTACACGCCCCGAAAAGGGGCTGTGCCTCGTATCCGATGTGTTTTATATAGATTTCAAGGACTTCTTCGGAGGTCCTTTTTCTTTACCCAAATTTCAGGAGAGGAGGGGAAGCCAATGGCTACCAGAGGCAGAAAACCAAAGCCGACCGCCATGAAGGAACTGGAAGGCAATCCAGGCAAGCATCCGCTGAATACCAGCGAACCGAAGCCCAACAAGAAAGCACCGGCCTGTCCGAAGTGGCTGGAGCCGGAAGCAAAGAAAGAGTGGCGCAGACTTGCCAAACAGATGGAAGCCATCGGCATCCTGACCGAAGTGGACATGGCGGCCTTCGCCGGTTACTGTCAGGCGTATGCCCGATGGAAAGAGGCAGAGGAGTTCATCACCCAGCACGGCACCATTGTCAAGACCCCGTCCGGCTACTGGCAGCAAGTGCCGCAGGTGTCCATTGCTCAGACCTATCTGAAAATCATGAATAAGTTTGCCGAGCAGTTCGGCCTGACCCCATCCTCCCGAAGCCGGATCATTGCTTCGGACGGTGGTCCTGCGGATGCAGCCGATGAGATGGAGAATCTGCTGGGAGGAGGTGGAAGCTGATGGCAGAGTGCAGACCGAAAAACTATCCGAAACTGAAGAACTATAAGCCCAGCCGGTTCATGCTTCCGACCTGTCACTACGATGCGGCCAAGGCTGACCGGGCAGTGACTTTTATCGAAAACCTGCGCCATACCAAAGGCAAGTGGGCAGGCAAGCGGTTCTGGCTGCTTCCTTGGCAGGAGCAGATCATTCGGGATGTGTTCGGCATTGTGGATGAAAAAGGGAACCGTCAGTTTCGCACGGCTTATGTCGAAATCGGTAAGAAAAACGGAAAGTCAGAGCTTGCCGCTGCGGTGGCCTTGTATCTGCTTTTTGCCGATAACGAGCCGTCTGCCGAAGTCTATGGTGCGGCGGCTGACCGCCAGCAGGCATCCATCGTTTTTGATGTCGCCCATCAGATGGTGCAGATGACCCCAGCACTTTTGAAACGGTGCAAGATCATGGCGGCCACCAAGCGCATTGTGAACTACGGGAATGCAGGATTCTACCAAGTCCTGTCTGCTGAAGTTGGTACGAAGCACGGCCTGAATGTGTCGGGTCTTGTTCTGGATGAGGTACATGCCCAGCCAAACCGAAAGCTCTACGATGTCCTTACCAAAGGTTCTGGTGATGCCCGTGAACAGCCGCTATTCTTCCTGATTACCACGGCCGGCACGGACAAAGAAAGCATCTGCTACGAACTGCACATGAAAGCACTTGATCTGCTGAACGGCCGCAAGATTGACCATACTTTTTATCCGGTAGTCTACGGCCTGACCGATGAGGATGACTGGCACGATGAAGCCAACTGGTATAAAGCCAATCCGTCTCTCGGACAGACCATCCAGATCCAGCGTGTCCGGGATGCGTATCAGGAAGCATTGGATAACCCGGCAGAGGAGAATGTATTCAAGCAGCTTCGTCTGAATATGTGGGTGTCCTCGCTGACGAGATTTATCCCGGAACACATCTACAACCTCGGAAACCAGCCAATCGATATGGAAGCCCTCAAGGGCCGTGACTGCTATGGCGGACTGGACTTGTCCAGTACCGGAGACATCACGGCTTTTGTGCTGATGTTCCCGCCCAGAGTTCCAGAGGAGAAATACATCATGCTTCCGTTCTTCTGGATACCGGAGGACACGATCCCCCAGCGTGTGCGCAGGGCATCCGTTCCGTATGATGTCTGGTATCAGCAGGGCTACCTGATGGCGACCGAGGGAAATGTCATCCACTACGGCTTTATCGAAAAAGTCATCGAGGAGCTTGGCAAGACTTATCACATTCTGGAGATTGCCTTTGACCGATGGGGAGCCGTGCAGATGACTCAGAACCTTGAGGGGATGGGCTTCACAGTCATTCCTTTTGGTCAGGGATTCAAAGATATGAGCCCGCCTACCAAGGAGTTTTACAAGCTCCTGATGGAAGGGCGTATTACCCACGGCGGCAATCCGGTCATGGCATGGATGGCGGGGAATGTGGTCGTGGATACCGACCCGGCGGGCAACATCAAGCCGACCAAGGCAAAGTCGCCGGAGAAGATTGATGGTATCGTCGCTGCGATCATGGCACTGGATCGCTGTATCCGAAATGAAGGACAGCAGCAGGGAAGCGTCTACGACGAACGTGACATGATCGTTTTTTGATATGAAGATTTGGAGGAAAACACAATGAAGTATCTGATGAGCGCAGAATGGTGGAAGGCAGCCGGTATCCGTGCTGCAAAGACGATGTTCCAGACCGGCGCGGCCCTGGTCGTGACACAGATGCCCGGCGGCACGGTGGACTGGATGGCGGTCGGCAGTGCAGTGATCGTGGCAGGCGTTGCGTCCCTCGGCACCAGCCTTGCCGGTCTGCCGGAGCTGGAGAAAGGAGATAAGGCTTAATGGGATTCTGGGAATGGATGGGGTTTGAGAACCCAAGGGATTCTCCCAAAACAGAACAGCCAAAAGAAGGTCTGCCGCAGGTCACGGATAACGTCCGCGATTCCGGGCAGACCTTTGTGTTTGGCCGTTCCAATGCCGGGGAGCAGGTGGATGAGAAAGCCGCCATGCAGATTCCGACTGTGTATGCCTGTGTCCGTCTGTTGGCAGAGTCCATTGCGGCACTGCCGCTGCATCTGTACCGGGTGACAGACGATAACGGCAACAAGGAAAAGGCGAGGGATCATCCACTGTACAAGATTCTGTATCGCCAGCCCAACCCAGAAATGACATCCTTTGTATTCTGGGAAACGCTGATGACCCATCTGCTTCTTTGGGGCAACGCCTACGCACAGATCGTCCGGGACGGAAAGAATACAGTACTGGGTCTGTATCCGCTTTTGCCGGAAAACGTCGAGGTGGATCGGGACGAAAGCGGAGAACTCTACTATATCTACCACGCATACACGGACGAAGTTCCGGGAGAGCAGAACAAGGATATCTACTTTCGTCGGGACGAGATCTTTCATGTGCCGGGACTGGGGTTCAATGGTCTGATCGGTTTCTCGCCAATCGCCATGATGAAGAACAGCCTCGGCACTTCCATTGCGGTGGATAAGTACGGCTCTTCCTTTTTCAAGAACGGCGCACAGCCCAGCGGTGTACTGGAACACCCTGGTGTCTTAAAAGACCCGAACCGTGTCCGGGATAACTGGGAGGCCGCATACGGCGGTGCCGCCAATGCCCACCGTGTGGCTGTGCTGGAAGAGGGCATGGCCTACAAGCCAATCTCCCTGCCGCCAGAGGACAGCCAATTCCTCGAAACAAAGCAGTTCTCTGTGACGGAGATCTGCCGCATCTTCCGTGTGCCTCCGCATCTGGTGGCCGACCTGTCGAGAGCTACTTTTTCCAACATTGAATACCAGTCGCTGAATTTTGTGATGCATTCCCTGACCCCGTGGCTTGTCCGCATTGAGCAGGGCATCATTAAGGATCTGCTGCTGGAAGAGGAGCAGGACACCTACTTCCCGAAATTCAATGTGGACGGTCTGCTCCGTGGCGACTACCAGAGCCGGATGAACGGCTACGCGACAGGAATAAGCAACGGCTTTCTTTCTCCGAATGATGTGCATCGTCTTGAGAACATGGACCTCATCCCGGCAGAGGAGGGAGGAGATGACTACTACCTGAACGGCGGGTATGTGAAACTGAAAGACGCCGGGGTGGCACAGCAGAATAAAGCTGCGTCAGTCCAGCAGAATCAGCCCAAGCAAACACAGTCGGAGGAGCAAGACCCGGAAGAAGAACCTGACAGCGATAACCGGCTGAGTGAGAGTAAGCCACGGAAAAATGGAAGGAGAAACCGATGAAGAAATTCTGGAACTGGATCAAAAACAGTGACGACACCAGAATCCTCCGGCTGGAAGGCCCCATCGACGAGGAATCGTTCTGGGGCGATGAGATCACGCCGCAGATGTTCCGGGATGAGCTGGAATCCGGCGAGGGGGATCTGACCGTCTGGATCAACTCTCCGGGCGGCAATGTGTTCGCCGCTGCCGAGATTTATACCATGCTGAAGGACTACAAGGGCAGTATCACGGTCAAGATCGATGCGATTGCGGCATCTGCCGCATCTGTTGTGGCAATGGCCGGTGACACTGTCCAGATGAGTCCCGTTGCCATGCTGATGATCCATGACCCCAGCACGGTTGCGATGGGCAATACCAAGGACATGGAAAAGGCCATCGAGGTGCTGACCGAGGTCAAGGAAAGCATCATCAATGCCTATGCTGCAAAGAGCGGACTCAGCCACGCCCGCATCGCCAACCTCATGAGCAATGAGACCTGGATGAATGCGAAGAAGGCGGTGGAGCTGGGCTTTGCAGACGAGATCCTTTTTGAAAAGAAAGAGGAGGAGCCGGACAGTGACCCGGCAGACCCGGAGAATCCGGAAGAAGACCCTGACAGTGAACCGGGCGAGGGCGAAGAAAAGAAGCCGTTCCAGAAGGATACGGCAGGGCACCTTTTCTCCAGCCGTCAGATGGATCTAATCGTCCTGAACCGTCTGGGTGTGAAGCCGGAACAGACCGAGCCAAAAGCCAAAGAGCCGGAGAAAACCCCTCCGACAGAACCGCCTGCCAATCCGGGGCCTGTCCTTGACATGGACGGCAAGACCGAGGATGGCAGTATCCCCTACAATATCCTGATGAAGCAGCTTGAGTGCATGAAGTGATGTGCATTCAGGCTGTTTTTCATATCACAACCAATCAATTATCTATGGAGGAAATGCACTATGAGTAAGATTCTGGAACTGCGCACCAAGCGCAACACTCTCTGGGAGCAGACCAAGGACTTTCTGGAGAAGAACCGCGGCGAGAACGGTCTGGTAAAGGCTGAGGCCGTGGAGCAGTACAACAAGATGGCACAGGAGGTCAAGGACCTGGGTGCAGAGATCGAGCGTCTGGAGCAGCAGGCACAGATCGAGGCACAGCTGTCCGCACCGACTTCCAGTCCTGTCCACGCTGACCCGAAGAACGGTGCCAAGAAGGATGTCAAGCCGACCGCCACTGCCGAGTATGCCGAAAACTTCTGGAACATGATTCGCAACCGTGGCCATTACGGCGAGGTCCGCAATGCCCTGTCTGTGGGTGAGGACACCGAGGGCGGCTTTACCGTTCCCGATGAGTTTGAAAAGAAGCTGGTGGAGGCACTGGAGGAGAACAACATCTTCCGTGGCATGGCGACCGTCATCCGCACCAGCTCCGGCACCCGCAAGATCCCTATCGCAGAGGATACCGGTGAAGCCAGCTGGATCGATGAGGGCGAGGAGATCCCGGAGAGCGATACCACTTTCGGTCAGACTATGCTGTCTGCGTACAAGCTGGGCACTATGATCAAGATCTCCAACGAGCTGCTGAACGATTCCGCATTCGACCTCGCCACCTATATTGCCCGCCGTTTCGGTGTGCGTATGGGCAACGCAGAGGAGCGCGCCTTTATCACCGGTGACGGTGTGGGCAAGCCTCTGGGTCTGCTGGCTGAGACTGGCGGTGCCAAGGTCGGTGTGACCGCTGCCCAGAAGGATGCCGTTACCTTCGATGAAATCTTCAAGCTCTACTACGCACTGAAGGCTCCGTACCGCAAGAAGGCACAGTTCCTCTGCAACGAAGCCCTGGTGCTGCAGCTGATGACCATTAAGGACAACAACGGCAACTATATCTGGAAACCGGGTCTGGAGATCGGTAAGCCTGATACCCTGCTGAACCGTCCGCTGAAGACTTCCGCCTTCATGCCGGAGATCAAGGGCGGCAGCAAGGTCATGGCCTTTGGCGATTACAGCTACTACTGGGTAGCTGACCGCCAGAACCGCACCTTCCGCCGTCTGAACGAGCTGTATGCCCGTACTGATCAGGTCGGCTTCCTGACCACCCAGCGTGTGGATGGCAAGCTGATCCTGCCTGAAGCCGTACAGCTTCTGCAGATGGCACCGCAGGGCTAAGAAAGCCCGGAAAGGAGGAGCCGGTTATGGCACTGATCCCGCTTTACGAGGCGAAGACCTATCTCCGCGTGGACAGCAGTGATGAGGATACCATGATCGGCATCCTTTTATCTTCTGCGGAGCAGATGTGCAAGGACGTGGGACGTTTATCGGAAGACCAGTGGGAGGCAGTCAATGCCGCTGACCGGGATGTCGAGAACGGGGTACAGCCCACAAGGGAACTGGAAGCCTTGCGCAGTACCTGCCGTGTGGCAATTCTGTATGCGCTGGGCTATCTGTATGAACACCGGGACGAAGCCGACCACCATCAGCTGATGCTGACGCTTCGTTCCATTCTGTTTGCTGTGAGGGAGGGGGTGTTCTGATGATCGAGAAACTGAATGAGCGGATCACGATCGAGAAAAGCACGGTCGTGACCGATAAGGTCGGAAACCATCGGAACACATGGGAGGAATATTTCACCTGCTTTGCCTACGCTTCGACCTATCAGGCGCAGGAAGACGAGGGTGAGGTCACAGCCGAACAGAAGAGCGTGGTGTTCACGGTCCGGTGGTGCAGTGAGACGAGAGGTCTGACTTCCACCGGTTACCGTATCCGCTTCCGGGAGCAGCTCTACAATATCGAATCCGTTGACCCGATGAACTATCAGAAGAAGATCCTGAAGATTCATTGCCGTTTGGAAAGGAGGCAGCCAGATGAGCAGAACCGTCAGCATCGATGAGATGGCAGATGCCATCAATGAAGGCCTGAAAGAGTATGCGACCCTTGCCTCCACCGAGGTCAAGAAGGCTGTGAGAAAATCAGCCAAGACCGTCAAGGAGCAGATTCAGTCCGGCGCACCGTCCAGAACGGGAGCATACAAAGGAAGCTGGGTGGCGACCAAACAGTCGGAATCCAGCCAGAGCCTTCAGATGGTGGTGCATTCCAAGAACCGCTACCAGCTGGCACATCTGCTGGAAAAAGGCCATGCCAAGCGCGGCGGTGGCCGGGTGGCAGGAAGACCGCATATCGCTCCGGCAGAACAGGCTGGTATTGAGCAGCTCCAATCCCTTATCGAAAAGGCACTGAAATAGGAGGAGTCTATGACCCACGAAGAAGTAAAAGCTCTGGTGGAGGAGATGGGGCTTCCCTATGCGTATGACCATTTCGCAGAAGGGGAGAGCCCTGATCCACCGTTTATCTGCTTCCTGTATCCGAAAGCCGAGAATTTCGGTGCGGATAACCTTGTGTACCATCACTTCAACCGGCTGGACATCGAGGTGTACACCGACTACAAAGACCCGGATATGGAAGCAAATATTGAAGAAGTCCTGACCGCACACGAACTCTACTATGAGAAAAGCGAGGTCTGGATCGAAACAGAAAAAATGTATGAAGTCCTGTATGAGCTGACTGTCTGAGTCAGCCAGCAGGCTATTTTTATGGGAGGATTCTATGGCAAACAAGAAAAGCAACAAGGTCAAATTCGGCCTGAAAAACTGCCATTATGCAAAGGCAACCTTTGACGAAGATGGCAGTGTCACTTACGCAAAGCCGGTCCGCATCCCCGGTGCAGTCAGTCTTTCGATGGATGCCAATGGCGAGATCGAGCCGTTCTATGCAGACAATATCGCCTACTATGTCGTGAATAACAACTCCGGCTACGAGGGGGATCTGGAGATCGCACTGATCCCGGAGAGCTTCCTCACGGATATCATGCACGAGGAGCTGGATGGCAACGGTGTGCTTGCTGAGAACGCCAACGTGGAACTGGAGCATTTCGCCTTCCTGTTCGAGTTCGATGGCGACCAGCGCCACATCCGTCATGTGCTGTACAACTGTGTGGCAAGTCGTCCGTCCATCGAGGGTGAGACCAATGAGGACAGCAAGGAAGTCAAGACGGATACCCTGAACCTGCAGGCAACCCCTCTGGCAAACGGTTATGTCAAGGCAAAGACCGGCACCAACACCACTGATGATGTCTATAACAAGTGGTACGATGCGGTCTATGAGCCGCAAGCAGAAGCTGTGGACACCGAAGACACCAGCCATACCGAGGAACCGCAGGGCTAAGTGACCAATTCACACCGCAGGGCTTCGGCTCTGCTTACATTATTATAAAGAGGTATATGACTATGAAGAAGATTTTTCCTTTGTTCGCAGTGATCATCGTTCTGGTGCTGGCTGTCTGCTCGTTCCACATCATCCCCACCGGTTACACGGGCGTGAAGACCAGCTTCGGTCAGATTCAGAAAACTACCATTCAGAGTGGCAAGCTCAACTTCTGCATTCCCTTTGTGCAGAGTATCCACAAGGTCAACAACAAGCAGCAGGATAAACACATCGAGGCGCAGGTCTGGGGCGAAGCCTCCGACAAGACTCCTGTGTATGCGGCTGATGTGATCGTGACCTATCAGGTGCTTCCTGAGAAGAGTGCATGGCTGTATGCGAATGTGTCCGACATCAAGAATCTGGTCGGTGACGAACTGGTGGCATCGGCAATCAAGTCTGCGATGGCAGAACTTGGTCCCAATGAGGTAACCAACCGTACCAAGATCGAGCCTCTGGCACAGCAAAAGCTGGCAGAGTCCCTTGTGCAGAAATACGGTGAGGACGTTGTATTCGTAAACAAGGTGGTCATCAACGACATGAATTTCGAGGATGCCTATAACGAAGCCATCCAGCAGAAGTCCATTGCACAGCAGAATGCAGATAAGCAGAAGATCGAGAATGAAGCCGCCATTGCCAAGGCAGAAGCGGATAAGCAGGTGGCGATCACCAATGCAGAGGCGGAAGCACAGAAAACTTCCATTGCCGCAGACGCACAGGCAGAGGCAAACCGCAAACTGGCAGAAAGCCTGTCCGATACGCTGATCGATTACCAGAAGGTTCAGAAGTGGGATGGAAAGCTTCCTACTGTGAGCGGCGGTAATGCACTGGTCAGCATTGACCCGGCAGAGTAAGAAACACGATATACGGCAGGGCTTCGGCTCTGCCAATTTTACATGAAATTTATGGAGGATTACGATTATGGCAGTTACAAAGAAAATCGAGATCGATGGCAAGGAAGTCACCTTTAAGGCAAGTGCCGCTGTGCCTCGCCTGTACCGCATCAAGTTCGGTCGTGACATCTACAAAGACCTGCGCCAGTTGGAAAAGAGCGTGGGGGAGAATGATGAGGACAATTCCAACCTCGACCTGTTCAGTTTGGAGATGTTTGAGGACTTGGCATGGCTGATGGCCCGTCATGCAGACCCGGCAAAGGTGCCGGACAGCCCGGAGGAGTTCCTGGACCAGTTCAACACCTTCTCTATTTATCAGATCCTGCCCCAGCTGATCGAACTGTGGGGTCTGAATGTGCAGACCGAGGTAGAATCCAGAAAAAACCTCGCAAAAGTGAGCGGGAAATGACCACCCCGCTCTTTCTGCTGCGCTGTGTGCAGCTCGGTATCAGCATCGCCGATCTCGACCTGCTGACCATCGGGTTGGTCAATGATATGTTCACGGAACGGCAGAACGACGACTATCCGTACAAAGAGCTGGCTTCGCAAAGTGATTTTGACAAATTTTGACAGAATAAAACTCGACGAGCGTGCATATATTAAACATGAAATAAGCACGCCCGTTTGATTTTGCTTGACTACCGTGCTTATTTCGATTACAATATAAGCACGGAAGGATGGTGATTCTATGAATGAGATGACAAGATTAGTTCAAAATCATGATTACCTTACGCCGAGAATTGCGGGAAAATCTGGAATTTCAAAATTTAAGTTTTACAAATATGTTCGAGAAAACGGATTGGAGCCGGTCAGCCGTGGTGTTTATTCTACGGGAGCGGATTGGGTCGATGAGTTGTATGTGCTTCATAAGAGATGCCCGAATGCTGTTTTTTCACATGACGAGGCTTTTTATTATCATGGTCTGACAGACAGAGAACCGTTTGTCCACACACTTACCATATACAGCGGTTACAATGCACATCGGCTTATAGCGGATGGAAGTTGTAAAGTATATACGGTAAAACGGGAATTACTGGATGTCGGAAAGATCATTGTGAAAGACAACGATGGGAACATGATTCCAATGTATGACTTGGAACGAACGATTTGTGATCTGATGAGAAGCCGGAGCAGTATTGAAGCACAGGATTTCAATTCCGTTCTGAAGACATATGTTTCCAGAAGAGACAAGGACCTAAATCGACTCATGGAATATGCAAAGCTGTTTCGGGTTGATAATGTGATCCGCAGATATATGGGGGTATTATTGTAAAATGCAGCTGACACCAGAACAGGTTAAGGGAAGAATTAAGAATGTGGCAAAGGAAAACAAGGCAGATGCCAGAACGCTCATGCGGATCTATATGATGGAGCGTTTCCTTGAGAGAGTTGCCAGTTCGCAGTACAAAGATAATTTTATCATCAAAGGCGGGATGCTGGTGACAGCAATGGTTGGCGTAGCATTGCGGTCTACGATGGATATCGATACGAGCATAAAAAATCAGAATCTGTCGGCAGAAGATGCCAGACGGATTGTGGATGAAATCAAGGACATCGATCTTGGCGATGGAGTGACCTTTGAGGTTAAGGAAGTTTCCAATATCATGGATGAGATGGAGTATCCGGGTATTCGTTTTACCATGAATGCCGTGATGGGAAAACTTGTGACACCTATGAAAATTGATATTTCTACAGGAGATGTTATTACGCCGAGAGCTATCGAGTATAATTATAAATTGCTCTTGGATGACCGTTCCATCAGCCTTTGGTCATATAATTTGGAAACAATTCTGGCAGAAAAACTTCAGACGGTCCTTGCAAGAGGTCTTTTGAATACCCGAATGAGAGACTTCTATGACATCAAGACCCTGCTTTCTATTTACGAGCAGGACATAGATGCTGATGTGCTGAAAAAGGCATTTGAGGCAACCTGTAAGAAAAGAAGCACCGAAAATCTGAAAGAGGAAGCACCCAAAATTATGGCTGCCGTCAGTGATGACGCACAGTTACATACACTTTGGAAGTCCTACCAGAAGAAATATCCGTATGCTGCTGATATCAGCTATGAGGATATTATGGAGAGCACAATGCTCTTATGGAGTAAAATTCAATAATCGGTAGCAACCCCGTTGGAGAAATCTGACGGGGTATTTTTATACCCATTTTTAGCCTGTCTGTCCCGTGCAGATGGGCTTTTTTCATGCCCACAAGGAGGTGGTTACGCAAATGGCATCCAGAATCCAGGGCATCACCGTTGAGATCGGCGGCGATACCACAAAGCTCTCCAAAGCACTGGAAGGTGTAAACAAGTCAATCAAGGGGACGCAGTCCGGACTGAAGGATGTCAACAAACTCCTGAAACTGGATCCCTCGAATACAGAACTGGTCGTCCAGAAGCAGAAGATGCTGAAGGATGCCATTCAAGCAACCAAGGAAAAGCTGGCAACTCTGAAGACTGCGGCACAGCAGGCGAATGAGCAGCTTGCAAATGGTGAGATCACCCAGCAGCAGTACGATGCTCTCCAGCGCGAGATCGTGGAAACCGAACAGAATCTGCGGTCATTACAGGACCAGGCGGCTACTACCAATGCGACGCTTGCCAAGATTGATGAAGCCGGAGAAAAGCTCCAGAACATTGGATCTTCTGTGGAGAATGTCGGTAAGAAGTTCCTGCCGGTGACTGCCGCTGTAACGGGTCTTGGCACTGCCGCAGTGAAGACCGCAGCCGACTTCGATTCTGAGATGAGCAAGGTTTCTGCCATTTCCGGTGCAACAGGGGATGACTTTGACCAGCTTCGTGCAAAAGCCCGTGAAATGGGTGCAAAGACAAAGTTCTCCGCATCCGAGGCGGCCTCGGCGATGGAGTACATGGCCATGGCCGGATGGAAAACGGGGGACATGCTGAATGGTATCGAAGGTATCATGAACCTCGCGGCGGCATCCGGTGAAGACCTCGCTACGACTTCGGATATCGTCACCGATGCCCTTACCGCTTTCGGTTTGTCTGCGGCGGATTCCGGGCATTTTGCAGATATCCTTGCAGCCGCTTCCTCCAATGCGAACACCAATGTCAGCATGATGGGCGAGACGTTCAAGTACTGTGCGCCTATCGCCGGTGCGCTTGGGTTCTCGGCAGAGGATACCGCAGAAGCCATCGGTCTGATGGCAAACAGTGGTATCAAGGCTTCTCAGGCTGGTACTTCCCTTCGTACCATCATGAACAACCTTTCCGGTGAAGTGACCTTTGTGGGCAAGAACATCGGTGAGGTCACGATTGCGACCAGCAACGCAGATGGCAGCATGAGAAGCCTGAACGACATCCTTGCGGACTGCCGTGTGGCATTCTCCGGGTTGTCGGAATCTGAGAAAGCTGCCAACGCAGAGGCACTGGTCGGCAAGAATGCCATGTCCGGCTTCCTTGCCCTGATGAATTCCAGCGAGACGGACATCAACAAACTGCGTGGAGCCATTGAAAACTGCGATGGCGCATCCGAGAGCATGGCAGAGACCATGCAGGACAACTTAAATGGTCAGCTCACCATCCTGAAATCTCAGCTGGAGGAGCTGGCTATTTCTTTTGGTGATATCCTGATGCCGACCATCCGCAAGATCGTATCAGCCGTGCAGCAGTTCGTGGATAAACTGAACAGCATGGATGAAAGTACCAGGGAAACGATCATCAAAATCGGACTTCTGGCAGCATCCATCGGTCCGCTGCTCATTGTGCTGGGCAAGACCATATCGACCGTCGGCACAGCGATGCGGGGGTTCAGTTCTCTTGCAAAGGGTGTCCGGCTTCTCATCACCCATGTGGGCAGTGCCAGCGGTGTGTTCAGCAAGCTGGGTGTGGTTCTGGGTGGTCTGTCCGGGCCGGTCGTAGCAGTGGTGGCGGTCATCGGCACACTGGTGGCGGCGTTCATGAACCTCTGGAACACCAACGAGGAGTTCCGTGCTGCCATTACCGGTATCTGGAACGACATCGTTTCCAAGGTGAAAGGCTTCTGCGACCAACTGACACAGCGGATCAACGGGCTGGGCTTTGATTTTAAGGATGTCACTGAGGTACTGAAAGCAGTATGGGATGGCTTCTGTCAGGTGCTTGCACCGCTGTTTGAGGGAGCATTCCAGAATATTTCGACCATCCTTGGCGTTGTTCTGGATACCTTACTGGGTCTGTTCGATGTCTTTTCCAATGTGTTCTCCGGCAACTGGAGCGGTGCATGGGAAGCGGCAAAGGGCATCTTCTCCAGTATCTGGGATGGCGTGAAGTCTGTATTCTCTACGACTCTTACCGCATTAAAGAGCGCACTGGATGTGTTCCTTGGTCTGTTCGGTACGGACTGGCAGACTGTCTGGGGCAGTATCAAGAACTTCTTCGAGATCGTGTGGAGCGGAATCAGCAGCTTCTTTTCAAACACAGTTTCTGCTATCCAAAGTGTGGCAACGACTGTGTTCACTGCAGTTTCGAGCTTCTTTACGACTGTCCTTACGAGTATCCAGACGACCTTCAGCACCATCTGGACTGCCATTTCTACAGCAGTTTCGTCTGTGTTGAATACGATCCATACCACGGTGACAACTGTGTGGACGGCGATCTCGACTGCGATTTCTACGGTCATGAACACCATCAGCACGACAATCACTTCGGTGTGGAATGGCATCTACAACACCATGAAACCTCTGTTGGATGCGTTCAAGTATCTGTTTGAGACCATCTGGCAGGCAATCCAGATCCTGATCGGCGCAGCACTGACCGCAATCCAGACGAAGATCACTTCCATCTGGAACGCTATCGTCGCCTTTGTGACTCCGATCCTGACTGGATTGCAGACGACTTTCTCTACGGTTTGGTCTGCAATCCAAACAGCCATCTCCACGGTGCTGACTGCGATCCAGACTGCAGTGACGACGGTGTGGAACGCCATTGTGTCGTTCCTGTCTCCGCTGCTGACTGGCATCCAGACCCGGATGAGTACGGCATGGAATGCGATCAAGACGGTCATCTCGACGGTCCTTTCTGCAATCCAGTCCAAGGTTTCTTCCATCTGGAGCGCCATCAGCAGCAAGATATCCGGTGTGGTAAACAGCATCAAATCGGTGGTTTCTTCCGGCTGGAATGCTATGAAATCCACGGTATCGTCCCTCAGTAACAGCATCAAGAGCGCAGCGACCACAGCTTTTAACTCGATGAAATCCGGGATTTCCTCTACGATCTCCGGCATTAAGACTACCATTACGAATGGCTTTAACAGTGCAGTCTCATTTATCAAGGGTCTGGCTGGACAGGCATTCTCGTGGGGCTCTGACATGATCGGCAACATTGTGTCCGGTATCCAGTCGAGGATTCAGGATGTGGCAAGTGCCGTATCGGGAGTGGCGGACCGTATCCGTTCCTTCCTGCACTTCTCCGTGCCGGACGAAGGACCGTTGGCGGATATGGAAAGCTGGATGCCGGACTTCATGCAGGGACTGGCAAACGGTATCACGACCAACACCAGCCTTGTAACTGCGGCGGCAGAGAACCTGTCCACCACGCTGTCTACCTCCATCACCAACTCCATGAGGGGAGTGGAGCAGGCATACAGTAAGAGCTGGGCAGCCATCAGCCAGACGGTAAGAACCGGAACGGCAGGTGTGAGTGCCGCGATGAGATCCGCATGGAGTTCCATTACGGCCAGTACCACAAGCACATGGAACAGCATCAAGACCACCACCCAGACCAGCTTTGCGGCGGTGAAGACCAATGTGACCTCTGCGACGGCAGCAGTGAAAACGTCAATGACCAGTGCTTGGAATGCGGTGAAGTCGCTGACAATGACCAGCTGGAACGGAATCAAGAGCGTTATTACTACAGCATGGAATGGGATCAAGTCACTGACCACCTCGGCGACCGCTTCTGTCAAAACGTCAATGACCAGCGCGTGGAATGCGGTGAAAACTCTGACGAATACCAGTTGGAATGGTATCAAAACAGTCATCACGACAGCGTGGAGCAGTATCAAGTCTCTTACAACTTCCTCTGTATCCGCAGTTCGCAGTACGGTCACAAGCGGCTGGAACACACTGAAATCCACCACGACCTCTGCTTTCAACAGCATCAAGTCCACGGTGTCTTCGGCAATGTCCGGCCTGCGCAGCACGGTTTCTTCCGGTGTTGCAAGTATCAGGAGCAGCTTTAACTCGCTCGGTTCGATTGCTTCTTCGGCATACCGCTGGGGCGCAGATATCTGTTCCCAGATGGCGGCAGGTGTCCGGGCAGCAGCCGGTTCCGTGATCGCAGCGGCAGAAAATGTCGCAAGCAGGGTCAGAAGTCTGCTGCATTTCTCTGTGCCGGACGAAGGACCTCTGTCCGACGCAGATACCTATATGCCCGACTTCATGAAGCTGCTGGCGACCGGCATTAAGAAAAATGTCAAGTCGGTGGTGAAAGCCGTGCAGGGACTTGCCGGGTCTATGAGCAGCAACCTGACAACCCCAGTAGATTCTCTGGGCGACTGGATGGATTCCGTGGTCGGCAGTTTTGCTACCACGATCAAGAAAAGCCAGAGCGGTATCGGCAGTGCTGCAAGGGATGTGGGCAGCGGTATCCAGACCCAGCTGATGTCCGGGCTTTCCGGTGTGAAGACACAGTTCCAGCAGCTCTGGACTGACCTGCAGGGCATCACCAAAACTGCAGTCGGCAGTATGAGCGATGAAGTGAAGCAGGGCTTTACGGATATGAAGGATTCCATTGGAGAGCTGAGTTCACAGACCAGTTCTCTTGGGAATGCGATCCGCAGCCTTGGCGATACCTTCAACTCGGATTTTCTAAAGAGCCTGGGCAACGGCATCAACAAAGTCGGTGACACGGTCAATACGGTCACCGGTCTTGTGGACAAGCTCGGCTCCATGAAGAACACCATCGGAAATCTCGGAAGTACGTTGCAGAACCTCGGTAATGTCCTTGGCTCCGAAAACGGAGGCGGTCTGCTGTCCAACCTCGGCAGTTTCCTGTCGAAGATCGGCAGCGCAGATGGCGGTCAGATCGTGTCGAACTTTGGCAACCTGATCTCCGGGCTGACCTCCAAAATGGGTGGTCTGGGAGAGGGAATCTCCGGCATCATCTCGAAGCTGGGAAGCCTTGGTTCCAGCGGTGGGGGAATCCTGTCGAAGCTGGGCGGGCTGCTTTCCGGCGTAGTGTCGAAAATCGGCGGCTTAGGCGGCAGTCTTTCCGGCATCGTATCGTCTATCGGTTCTTCGCTGGGCGGTATTGCCGGGACAGTCGGGACAACGCTTTCCGGTCTGCTCGGTTCTGTGGGTACGACCGTATCTGGTTTGGCGGCAGGTGCGGGTACGGCTCTTGCAGGCGTAGCAAGCTCCGCAGGTGGTTTCCTCGCATCCGCAGGCACAGCACTTGCTGGTCTGGCGGGTCCTGCAGGTATCGCAGTGGCAGCAGTTGGCGGCATCGGTCTTGGACTGACCGCTCTCTGGAAAAACTGCGATGGCTTCCGGGAGGAAGTCACAAATATTTGGAACAAGGTTACTTCGGTGTTTTCCAAGGGCGTGTCGGCCATCAAGAACGGTATCTCCAATGCAGCATCTGCTATTGGCAATGTGGCATCGTCCATCTGGGGCGGTATCAAGAATGTGGCTTCCTCGGCAGTCAGCTGGGGCAAGGACATCGTTGGCGGTATCGCAGGAGGTATCAAGAAGGGCGTGGGCTGGGTCGGCAGTGCAGTCAAGAGTGTGGCAAGGGGCATCCGCTCGTTCCTGCACTTTTCGGTGCCGGACGAGGGTCCGTTGTCTGATGCAGACACCTATATGCCGGATTTCATGAAGCTGCTGACTGGCGGCATCAAGAAAGGCGAGGGTGGACTGATCAGCCAGATCAAGTCGATGGCAGCAAAGGTACAGCAGGGAATTGAGGGCATCAGTTCCTTCAGCCTGCCGGAACTGACCCTGCCGCACTTCGATGGCTCTGGCTGGAACTTCCCGCAGGCAGCTCTGGCCGGAGGCGGTACCACCCGGACGACCAACCTTGGCGGCGTATATATCACGGTCAATGGCTATAACGCCCGGAACGATGATGAACTGGCACAGACTGTTGCCGATAAGATCAACGGCATGATCCACGAGGATGATTCAGTCTTCAAGTAAAGGAGGAGATGCGTATGGGCTATAACACCCCAAAGCAGACAGTATCACAGTTTCAGCTCAAAGGCAGATACGCCAGACAGTATCTGTCCTTTGCCGGGAAGTCCAGCAAAGACTTCCTTTTATATTTGTCTGGCCCCGGTGTGTATGATTCCCCGGCTGCGGATGTGGAGAGTACCTCCGTACCCGGCAGGAACGGGGACATCATCACCGAGAATGCAAGGACAGGAAGGCGCAGATATCAGAACGTGGATATCAAGTATAAGGCATTTTTTTTCAATGGTCTGCCAGCCAAGACAGCAGCGGTCAAGGCATGGCTGTTATCTCCGATCGGGTATCAGAAATTGCAGGACACTTACGATCCGGATTTTTTCCGGATGGCAGTCTGCAAGGATGCCCTGGAATTTGATATCACCGCCCAGAAAGCCGCTGAGATGGAACTGACCTTCAATTGTAAGCCCCAGCGTTGGAGCGTGGACGGGCAGAGGAGCATTCGATTGGAAAGCAGGTCAACTCTAAAGAATCCCTTTGCTTTTCCGGCACAGCCCATCTTCAAGGTCTACGGAGACAGCAGCGGCGAACTGTATGTGGGTGAGGAGAAGATCACCATCCACAGCATCAAGGACTACGTGCTGCTCAACTGTGAAACGCACAACGCTTACAACGCTTCCGGCTTCTGCAATGAGACCATTCTTTCGGATGATTTCCCGGAACTGCCGGAGGGAAAGACACAGATCACATGGACAGGCGGTATCACGGCGGTGGAGGTGGCTCCACGCTGGTGGACACTGTAAGAGGGAGGTGCAGCCAGTGATCCCATGTTTATATGATTCCAGAGAAATGAAATTTGACCATAACGGCATCGGAAAGCTGGCAGATGCACAGTCCTGTACCGTGACAGAAAAGAGAAACGGAAGCTACGAGCTGAAGCTCATCTGTCCGGCAGATGGCATTCATGCGGAAATGTTGGAGGAAGGGAATATCATCCTTGCCAAGCCATCCGATACCATGCAGTCTCAGCCGTTCCGCATCTACAAGATCACGACCCCGATCGATGGAAAACTGGAAGTGCAGGCACGGCATATTTCCTACCAGCTCAATTTTATCACGGTATCACCGTTTTCGGTGGTCGGATGTGTCGGGGCAATGCAGGGGCTGAAAAGCCATGCGGCTTCTGACTGTCCCTTTGAGGTTTGGACGGATGTGGAATCCAGCGCGACTTTTACGCTTGGGGTTCCATCTTCCTTCCGAAACTGCCTTGGAGGTATGGCCGGGTCAGTCCTGGATGTTTTTGGCGGTGAATTTGAGTGGGACCGGTACACGGTCAAGTTCCATAAGGCCAGAGGTGCCGACCATAACGTCCACATCATCTACGGTAAGAACCTGACGGATTTCAAGATGGAAAAGTCCATCGAGAACACGATTACAGGGGTGCATCCGTACTGGGTAGACAACGAAACGCAGGCAGTCATGGAGCTACCGGAGAAGGTGGTGTTGCAAAGCAAACGGTCGATCCCCTACCAGAAGATCACCGTGCTGGATTGTACTAGCAATTTTCAGGAAAAGCCGAGTGAAGCGGCACTTCGGGAATACGCACAGAACTATATCGACACCACGGACTTAACGGAGCCGGAAATCGACATCAAGATCGACTTTTTACAGCTCTGGAATACGCCGGGGTATGAGGACATCGTGGAAGCAGAGCGTGTCTCCCTTTGCGATATGGTCCATGTGTTTATCTCAAAGCTGGGTATCGAAGTTAGTTCCAAAGTCACCGAGACCGAGTATGATGCGCTGCTGGAACGTTATAACAGCATCACATTGTCGAACTCCACGGTCAGCAGCCGGAATTCCTCTCTGACAGGTTCTCTTAACAGTATCCGAAATACAGCTGTTATTGCCTACGACACTGCCGTCCGTGCGGAGACTGCAGTTGGGGAGCAGGTCGGTGGAATCACAGCGTCTATCATTTATGACGGTGCGCTTTTTGCTGCGCTATTTGGTCTTCATTATAAGAATGAGACAGATAGCAAAGGCAATACAATCCGGTATGCTTTTAATGCTGTATCCCTGAAACAGTCAACAGTTGCGTGGAAGAACAGCCCTGCTGGATTATTTGTATCCACAGATGGTGGTAAAACTTGGGGCTATGGATGGGAATCCGATGACACAGCAGTAAAAACAGCAATCCTGTTGGAACAGACCCTCAAGGAGTTAGATGACCGCTATAAGAAAGCTACGGAGCTTTCCGAGGAACTGCTGAAAGAACTGGATGATCGGTATAAGACGGCAACAGCGCTTTCTTCCGAACTCCAAGAGCAGCTGGATCAGCGGTATGAAACTGCAAAGAAGTTATCCAAAGAACTGTCTGAGGAATTGGACAGACGGTATGGAAATGTCACGACACTCTCGGAAGCACTGCAAAAGGAATTGGATGAGAGATACAGCGTGGCAAAGAAGCTGTCGGAAGATGTCGAAAAAGAGCTGGATAAAAAGTATCAGCCGAGTATCCCAGTATCGGAAACCGCACCAGAGGAGCCGGGGAACGATGCATTGTGGGTCGATAAGAAGAATCTGCGGCTGAAGCTGTGGGATGGAGAAAACTGGCGAATTGTTGGATATGAGCCAGAAGACCCAAAAGATCCAGAGAAACCAGTAGAACCAGAAGGACCGGACAACACCGGGCAGGGAGGAGGCGAAAGCGATGGCAGTAAGGAGGAAACAGATAGTGGAAACACAGACACAGGAAGCACAGGAGATGGCAGCGACAACAGCGAAACCAGTCCGGATCTTTCAGGAGATTGAACTGTCCTTCACGGAAAATCTGATCCCGGTGCAGATTCCGGTCAAACAGTTTGACAATCAGGCGCGAAAAGTCAGATGCCGACTATATCAGAATTCGGTGGAATATGTTGTGCAGGAAGGTATCATCGTCAGCTATTCGGGTACAAGGCCAGATGGAGCGGTGTTCCAGTATTCCAGCGAATCCAGACCGGAGCTTGTGTTTGTGGATTCCGGTACGATCATTCTGACCGTCACTTCTTTTATGACGGAAGTGTATGGCCGTTTTCCAATTGACATTTACCTTCTTTCTGATGATGGGGATGTACTGGGAATGTTCAACCTGACCCTGAACGTGGCACGGGCGGCAATCACGAACCGGAAGATTGCAACGCTGACCTATAAGCAGTGCGTGGATGCAACGGTGGCGGGCATTCAGGGATTCTATATTTCTGAGGACGGATACCTTGTCATGGAATCGGACGATGAACTTGGGCTGATGAAGGGCTCTTATTCCAGTACGATGGAAAAGGTGGCAGCAGATGTGTATGACAAGATGGTCAACAGCTCCATTGACGGAAACGGCTATCTGAATTTTCAGTCCTGGGATGATCTGGGGCTGGTGTTTTCTTTGGATGAAGAATCACAGCTGGTCGTCCAGTATGGAGAAGAAAAAGAACAATGATACCGGAAATCCGGTAGGAAGGAGATACAATGGGAGAATTTCTTGGAAAGAGAGTCATTCCCCGGCATGAGGGAGACTGGGAGAAGGCGAGAAGTTATGAACCGCTGATGATCGTCCTTGACCCGGAAACGGGGGATGGTTATATCAGCCGGTATGATGTTCCCGCCGGTACGCTGCTCACAAACGAGCACTACTGGGCAAGGTGCAGCCATTTCAATGCTCAGATGCACCGTCTGGAAACAGATGTGGCAGAAGATGTGGAAGGAATGCACACAGATCTTGCTAATACGAAGTCTGCGATGAGTGAGGAACTTTCGCAGACCCATCAGAAAATGGCAGAGGAACTCTCAGAAACAGAGAACCGGATGGGTGAAAAGGTAACTGCTGCAACGTCTGCCATGAAAGACACACAGAACAGCATGGATGCGGCAGTTGCCCAGATGAATAAACGTCTGGATGCAAATGTGACGGCATCCACGGACAGCAAGGCGGACTATGCCGCAGAATTGGTGGATACCAGAGTGGACAGCGAAGGAACTACCTATCCGAGTGCCGGGGAAGCCATCCGCAGCATTACGGCAGGTTTGGCAAGAAAAATCGTTCCGGCAGAAATGGGAACTGCATACCGAAATGAGAATACTGTTCAGAATAGTATGGAAGGTGCAGCTGTTCACTGCTTGGTTCATCATGTTTCTGGCTACACGGGAACCTTTCTTGGCTTCTTCAGTTCCTATGAAGAGTGCAAAGAAAAGTCGTTCCGGGTCGTTATTCTAAGCAACAAGGTGCCGTATGAAGGACAGGCTATCATTACAAATTCTCCGAATGCATGGGGCAGCGACAATGGAAAGGTTGGCTGTGTAGCTCTCGGTGCTGTAAAGCTGAATGAGGAAAACGGCTATCTGGCAGCGTTTGATCTGGATTTTTCCGAAAGCCGCTGGGAAGAATTTGTGACGAAGTACACGGCATCCAGAAAACTCTATTTCTGTATCCGCAGGGAAAAAGCTGCTGCACAGGACAGTGAGTTTTATGTGTATGCGTATGAAACAACAGATGTCAAGGATTTTGGCTGGAAATATGTTTCTGAGCATGACTGTCTGCGGATTCTGGAGCAGGAAATCATCAATGCCAGAGCCGGAGAGGCATCCCTGTCACAGCTTTTGCGGGCGCACGAGGCAATCCTGAAAGAGGTGACGGACTGCCACTCGGATTCTTCTGGTATCCTTTATGAAAACCTGTCCGACCGCTTAAAGCTGCTCGATGCGATGGCGGCTCCCAGACTTCCGGTAAGTTCTTATTTTGCACCGAGGGACAATACAAACGGAGAACTGAAAACCGGTGCGATGGGAGTATCCGCAGTGGGAGAGAACGTGCAGTTTAAGTTTGACCATACGGCCTATGTGACTGAGTACGAACAGACCGCCTGGTCTTCGGTGCATTTTGCATTCTGTATTTCCTATGAGCAGATGATGAAGCTGAAGGGGCTAGATCGCCTGTACCTGGAACTGTTCTTTGAAGGCGTGGGCGAGAAAGGAAATAAGGAGCAGACCGGAAAAGTGCTGAATCCCCGGTTCTATGTGAATAGTGTGGGAAACTGGGCATCTTCGGTCAATCCCTCTGTCGTGGTTCCGATCACGGTCGGCTCTAAGGTGTTCTATCATCTGGAGCAGGAGATGGTGGAGAAGGTTCTGGAAAAGGAAAGACCGCTGTATATCGTTTTTGCCGGAAGTTTCATGGACAACGCAGTTGTCAAGGATCTGGGACAGGTCTGCCTGACCGTTTCTATTGTGAATCAGCGTTCCTCCGGCATTCTGACTCCGTTTATCAGCTATGCGGACAGTGCAGAAACGGCGGCATTTGCCAATGAAGCAGGCAAAGCTATTCAGGCAGAAAATGCTTCGTATGCAGAAAACGCTGACTATGCAGGCAGCGCAGGGAGTGCCGTCATTGCAGATAACTTCTTCCTCGTCCCGGCGGAGGAACTGCTGAATCATCCGGGAGTGCGTTATTCGTTTGGGCTGGATACGCTGGCGTACCCGGAGAAGTATCCATATGCCTACCGTTTTGGATTCCAGAGTACCGGCAACCGGGCAAGTGCAAAGATCAGTGGTACAGGTTTTGACCAGGTGGTCGAGTTTAGCATCGGTCTGAGCAAAGAATCCGATCAGCCGCATAACCAAGGATATGCCAAGCAGCTGAGCGGCATGATGTCCTTTGACGAGATGCTCCGGAAGTTTGAAGAAGGCTACCAGTATTGTTATCTCTGTGAGATCGAGGAATTCGAGAACTGTCCGGAAGGTGTTCAGGGTGGTGCGTATGATAACCGGCTGTTGATTGCCTATTATCTGGATGGCAAGTTCACGAATCCAATCAATGTTTCACCAGTGCTGAAGCGTATCATTTACGGAAACCGAAAGATGTATGTCTGGCGGTTTGCTTTTACGCAGGAAATACTGGAAGCAATCCAAGTACAGAAAGAAGCAGGAACATTCAGTGCCAGCTGGTTTGGCATCTGGAACACCCGGAAGTATTCCGGAGAGGAGCATGTTGTATGGACTCCGAAATGGTATTGGCAGGATTATGCTTTTGCGGATGACAGTTTTTCCAATGAAGATATGGCAACCTTCTTCCAGAGTAAATACACCTACTGGTGTTCCTATGTGAACCACGGAAAGCTGAAAGAACGCTTTGCAGAGGTGGATGCTTCGTTGGAACAGCTGAAATCCGGTGCGGAGAAGGCAGAAGAAAGACTGAATGGGCAGGAAGCACGAATAAAAAATCTGGAGAAACCGACTGTGCTGACGGGTATTGTCTGTTGGGGCGATTCTCTTACCGCAGGAGGTGGATGGACGTCCACTCTTCAGAAACTGTCCGGGATTCCGGTCTACAACGGCGGTACCGGTGGCGAGAATGCCAGAACGATTGCTGCCCGTCAGGGAGCTGATGTGATGCTGGTCAATAATATCACGATCCCGGCCACCTGTGAGCCGGTAACTATCGCCGTGCGGAAAACGGATTCTGGTATCTTGACAGAGGAAGGCTATAAGGTGACGCCACTTTTGCAGGGCGGAGCCCATGTCAATCCAGTCAAGATCGGCGAGGTGGAAGGTACGCTCCGTTGGACTGGCACGAACTATGCGGATACCAACGGCATCTGGACGTTTACACGTTCTGTCGCTGGTGAAGCAGTCACAATCAAGCGTCCGACTGCGGTCCGTACTGCATTTGACCGGCTGCACAATCAGCCTTCTGAAGTGATGATTCTTTTTATTGGTCAGAATGGTGGCTATGCAGACCTTACAGATCTGATTCGGATGCACCAGCAGATGATCAGCCACTTCAAAGGAAAGGAATATCTGGTGCTGGGCCTTTCGACTGGCACGGAAAGCCAGCGTGCAGAATATGAAAAGCAGATGAAGCAGGCGTTTGGCAGACGTTTCGTCAGTCTCAGAGAGTATCTGGCGCATCCGGTGTATGACACGGATGGCAAGACGGTCATCAGCTGCTATGGTCTGGACGATGCAGGCCTTGATCCCACGGATGCGGACATCGAGCGTATCAAACAGGGACAGGTTCCGCAGACACTGCTGGCGGATTCCGTTCATTACACAGCTGCAACCAAGACGGTCATCGGAACTATGCTGTATAAGAAGATGATCGAACTTGGAATTTTGGAACAGTAA